GGGTTCTTGATCAAGCATTTATTAGATCAATGAATGAAACGAATTTGCGAGAAAAAGGATCAGAGTATGGTTTGACCCCTACTGAGAGCAAAGGTGCTTCGGGTAACGTTGTCTTTACTGGAACCGTAATTGGCACAGTAATACCATCTGGAACAATATTCAATGATTCAAATAATAACGAATATAGAACAACTGCAAACATATCGTTATCCCAAACCATTTTGGATATTTCTTCTATTACCCGAGTAGATAGAACCGTTACTGTAGTTTGTACATCAGACCATAATATTGCAAATAATGTATCCGTAACTATTGCTGGCCTAAATGAATCTGAATATAACAGAACTACTGATATTTTTGTTATTGATTCTAATTCATTTTCTTATGAAATCCCACCCGGCCCATTACCAAATACTCCAGGTACTGGTACGGGAACTGTAACTTTTATATCTGCTTTTACCTCATGCCAATCAAACGGCGAAGGCGCTAAATTCAATAAAAATTTAGGGGAAAATTTAATTTTATCGAACCCTATTTCTGGAGTATCTAATAATGTTGAAGCATCATTTGCTGGGATCTCAGGGGGTTCCAATCAACAAGATATTGAAAATTTTAGAGAGCAAGTATTAGATTTTGTCAGAAACCCACAAACGCCATTCAATGAAGCAAGAATTATTGCGCAAGCAAGAACTATTTCCGGGGTGACTAGGGTATTTGTTAAGTCTGCAACTCCCAGTAACGGTCAGGTAACTATATTTTTTCTTAGGGATAACGATACTTCTATTATCCCTAACCCAACTCAAGTAGTTCAGGTTAAAGATGCAATTTTATTAATTAAACCTGCAACGACATCTGATGCTTCGGTAATTGTTAATGCTCCGGTGGCAGTGCAGCAAGATTTTATTATTTCTGGTATATCTCCAAATACAGAATCAATGAAACAAGCAATCAGAAATGCATTAAGGGAATTTTTTGCAACATCGATTCAATTCGAAACAACTGTTACTAGAAATGCATATGTTTCATCATTGTTTAATTTGCCTGATCCTCAAACAGGAGATAGATTAACAGCATACAATATTACTAGTCCCGCCGGTGATATTTCAGTTGGAACCGGTGAAATAGCTACTTTAGGTAACATTACATTTGGATAATTAAATGCCAATCTCGCAAGATATACAAACCAATATTTTAGCCAGTTGTTTACCTCAAGGTAAATTTTGGGCAGCGAAAAACAACCCTGCTAAAAAACTTTATCGATTGCTTCACGCTTTTGCAGGCTCATTTGTGGATTTCGATAATATTAGCGAAGCAATCATCAGGGAATTTCGATTAAATAATATCAATGAATTAATACAAAGATATGAAGAAGATTATGGTATTCCTGATGGATGTTTTTCCACAATTGGGTCTTTAGCTGATCGGCGCAGAAATATAATACTTAAAGCAGCTACTTTAATTGGCGTATCTACAATTGCTGATTTCCAACGAATCGCAGATGTTTTTGGATTCAATGTTATAATTCGCCCAGGTGAAGATCAGTTTAATATTGATCCGACCCCTTTTGTGGATATAGAGGATTCCCGATTCGCTATTGCAGTAACTTTTTTGGATTCCTTAAATCCCAATACTTTTCCATTACCGTTTCCAATACAATTTAGATCATCTAATGTAAATATTCTTCGTTGTATTTTTGATTTATTACGGCCAGCGAATTGCCGCATGGTTTATATTTACCCCGATAACCCATAATAGGCGGTTAATCATGAGAAATATTCCAACTAAAGTCGATAATGTTGATGAACTACCCGCAGAAGAGTTTAATGATATTCCATCTGAATTGGAGAATCATATTACTTCCCAAGGTATTACTCTTAGCGCATCAGACTTACAACAACTAATTAAAAGTACTATCAATGCGGTGGGAACAGGTGATTTCTATACCGCATCTGGTTCTGGTAACCAGCTAAACCTAACCCCATCAGTAGGCGGTATTGCTCCTACTGCATTAAGGGATGGGTTACGCATTCGGTTTAGACCTGATCCATCTTTAGACTTTGATGATTCAACTACTTTAGCTATTACCGGTTTAACACCAAAAAGAATTATTGATCCAAGTTCTTTAAATGATTCTGATTATGTTTATGGTAATGTTGAATATGATGAAGCAATTCGACATGGTCAAATCATTGAAGCAATTTATAGTACCTCGGCTGATTCTAATAACGGGGCTTTTATCATCATACCAACAACCCGTGTAAAATCATATCAAGCTTTAACGGTTAGTTCTTCTGGTGCTTCGAATGGCGGTACTACAAGAAGAAATTTTTCTTCTTTAAATAACGCTCTCCTAAATGGAATAAAACCAGGAGGGGTTTACATAATTACCATTGATCCTTCTGTACCTAGCCAAATTCTCCAGGATTCTATTGTTTTGCCTGTTGATTGTTCAATAACTATTTTTGCGGATAATTCTTACACATCCCCAAATGTAGCTACAATTGCAACGTTGCCAGCAACCGAATTAATATCATATCATCCTACTACATCATTATCATTTAAAGGTATAATTTTAAATCAAACTGCAAATGATCCTAGCGCAATAATTAGAATGGCTGGCGGTCAAATTGGGTTTAGAAGATGTGGATTCGGTATGATTGGAAGCCAAGGGGCAAACCCGTCTGTCCCGCCTATTGATGTTATCACGCCTCATGATATCCCAACTTTTGACTTACCTGAAGTATTAGAAGATGATCCTACTGGTAATAAAATTGTAAGTTTAGCAATTCCGCAATTAACTTTTGATAATTGTACCTGGCTTGATCGAAGTGGTCCAGGTGTAGATCCCGGTAACCTTGATAACATTGAAAGACAAAGTGGACCCGCACTAATCGCTTATACAGGAAATAATACATTTGAAGCAGGTTGGACACAGATTCCAGGAAATGTTACCTAAATTTTAAAATTCCATTATTAACCCCTATTAATACAATAGGGGTTAATAGCCGACAAAGCCTGCTATTAGCGAGTTAACATATTGGTTAAGCATAAGCCATATCCTTTAGCATTTTCTGCGTTTCCGCGATATAACGCTCATAATCAATATCTTCAGGGAATTTTTCCGGTAATACCATAAGAGGTTTAGCACCATCTGTTTTTGGCACCTTATTCCCGCTTGAAGCATAGATAATTTCTCCGCTTGCTTCGGTGCTATAGTACCACCTTATTACTTTACCAAGAAACTCTTTATCCTTAACTGCACCGCCTTTAACATTACGCACAGTAACAAATTTTCGAATATCTGTGCATTCCCGTATTGTGGTTTCAATATGGGTACCATGCAATAACAAGTTTTCTATAGCATCAATACTTATTTCATGGACTGGATTTTTGCTATACCCCGGTCTTGAGTAGGCTCCTTTGGTTTTAATTTCGGTTTTATCATCCTTAACGGCAACATAATTGTTAACATCTCTACTGTAAAGTGCGGCATATTCTGTTCCTTCTAATTCAAACCCAGTATCAGCTTCCCAACCTGAGCATATTTGGTTCATTAAAGATTCTTTTGATCGATGACATTTTACAACTACACCATCTGTATTAGCAGAAACTACTTGGATACCTTCTAACTCTAATCTTTCAATTAGCATCAGCAAACTTAATTGCCCAGTTAAAGTTACTTGAATTAACAGATCCGGAGAATATAAAATAGAATATTTAGACCCAAGTTTACCAAAAGATCCATTGATTACGATTTTTAAAGTAGCGGCAATCGATTTATGAAGTGCTAATAATTCTTTTGCTAATGATTTATCTTTCGCTAAGCTTTTTGAATTTAAGCGCTTTTCCACAATCTTTCGATAAATTTTAAGAAACAAAGGGCCAAGATGTTGTGGAAAAATTCCAGTATTTAATATGATAAAAGGATAATAGGAAGTAACATCCCAATCCTTTAGTATATATTCATTAGAGCTATGATAACATGTTTTCTTTTCACAACTATGTAAGCCCCCTATTCCCATAGTATAGGAAGTCTCATTAATAGTTACTTTGAATTGTTTCTTTTCAAAAATAGGAGGGGTTTCAATACCACCTTCCGGCTTTACTTGAAAAATAGTAGTTCTTATGGTTTGCAATACCCATTGCATTAATTCAGAACGGTATTGTAAAAAATGAGGCGGCTTATAGTAGTAAATTGTCCCAGGTTCTATGCTCGGCTTAAAGATTCTCCGGTTAAGCATCCGTTCCATTTCAACTTTAATTACTGCTTCAGCAATCTGGGCATCTGACTTAGAACGAACATCTACCCCATATTCTTTACTTAGTTCATAACGTTCCTTGATTTCCCTTGGCAGCCCTTTAAAAAGATCCTCTGTTAAATCCAAATCATTAATACAATACCATCTTAAGATAGTGATTTGTTTTTCCGATAATATTGCTGATTCATGAAATGGTAGATCCTGCAAAGTTCTTGAATGACCTCTACCACCATAGATTTTTAATGATCCAGATAAAGGCGCTACTTCCTTTATATCAATATGATTTAAACTAAGATTGTTTTTAATTTTTAAATCTTTTAGTATTTGATAGTGGCGAATTTTTAATTGGATAATCATATCCGAACAGCTTTTTAATTTGCTTGATCCATGACCAGCTAAAGCTATCAATGCCAATGGGATATCATAATTGATACCGTTGAATGTAATAATTAAAAAATTCTCAAGGACCCATTGTAACTTTAAACGACTTAACTCATCTAATCCATCTTCATTACATTCAAAGTATATCACCATACCAGTATCAATACATTTAAAAGCAAATAGACAGTAATTAATATATACCTCAATATCGAATACTAACCCTGAACTAGTATTGACAGCATTGATTAATGCACTATCAGGAAATACATTTATAGTTGCTGAAACAGCGGTATCATAATTTGGGAGATAATCTGATTCAAGCCAAAATGGTTCCGGAGGAGTTCTTTTTTCGCCTTTATCTTCCGATCTAGCGATTTTATATGCATCAGGCAATTCGTAAAAATCAATGCCATTTTCTTCATCTGCATCTTCACGAATCCATAGGCCACCTGGGATTTGTTCCCAACCTTGCCCTAAAAGATAATCTTTTTGTTTCTTTTCACGATCGCTTTCATCATTCCAAAATAACCCAATATTATCAAAACGGCTCACTTGCGCACTCCCATTATAAACCCTCTGATATCGTTCCCGGTAAATGGACAAGGTTTTGGATAATGAGAAAAATCACCATGGGTAGCTACTAACCCCGTGTTGATGAATTGTTTAATATTAAAGCACCCATCAAAATCAATATAATCAGCATCAATACTCGCCCCTTCTTCGTCCACAAAATGGGTTGCTATTTTACCGGGCTTAAAGAATAATCGATGCATTGAGTCAGCAAAATTTACTAACTTTCCTAAATCTTCATAAAGGTTTGATGGAATTTCATTCAATGTTTCTGGGAAATTATCAAAAAATTGTAAGACATTTGGCCAATTTAAACTATATAATTGCGCCCATAACCAGCGATCACCTTCGAAATGAAAAGCAACCGAATTTTTAGAAATTTGGATTTTTAGAGGTTCTTCTTTTATCCTGATTAATTCCTTGACTGCACCTTTTGGGATATTAAATGGCTGACTAACGGGATGCTTTAAAGTTTTTTCAACTAAGATAATATTATTGGTAGCGTATGCTTTATCCCCAATAAACAAAATCCCGCGCGACCAAGGTCGAGAAGCATCTTCCGATATGAAAGGACTTAATTCTTTAACAACTGCTTGAATTTCTTCGCAATCAACAAACTCACCTTCAGGGAATATTTCCGGATAAGCCTGATCCTCTATGCATTGGATATGCGTTTTAAACTTGCCAGACTTGATGCTTAATCGACCTGTCTTGGTTTTAGACATTGTGGTCACATCATTGCAAGCTTCAATTGCACGGTAAAACTTATCCGCTTTTGGAGTAGCATCAATAGGGGAATTAATAGGGCAACGTAGCCCTACTTTACCATTGTACCCAGTAATATATCCATTCTTAATACAAAAATGGGTGAGCTCAGGGACAAAATCTTTAGATGCAACCGCACCTTTTACGAATTTTAGAGATTTTAGAATATCTTGCATTAAAAGAATCTCATTTGGTGATCTTCAAATTGATCCTGTTTACCTTCATTGGTTACCCGGCCAAGCTCATTGAACGCATAACAACAAAATGCCCATCGGGATAAGTATTCAGTTTCTAACCGCTCAACTTCAAACCCGGCACTTTCTATTACATGCCGAACATATTCTTGTTCTTTGGTAGTAATATTTCTGAAATGCTGCCCTTCAACTTTTCGGCTAGGGCTTTTATCAGATATACCTATTGTACGCCAAGTTCCCGGTAAAAGTATATTCCCATTCGAAGGTATTTGTACCCACGAGGAGGAGTCAACTGAATACCAAGGGTATCTTTCCATCAAACTTATTGTGGTTAAACCAAAACCATGGACTTTGATTTTAGCATTACCTTGCTCATCTGTAAGATACTTTTCCCAAATATCATCTAACCAAAATTTTAATTGAGGTGTTGATATTGGCACCATACCCCCCAAAGTAATGTATTCGTAATTTTCAATATAATGCTGCAAATACTCCACAGGTTCCGCATAATGAAAACAAGGTAAAGGGGTAACGCCAAGGCGCTCCATCTCCTGTTGGTTTTGCCAAGTTTTCAAGGGATCTCCGATTCCATCAAGAACTGAGGCCACATCAATAATGTCGGAATTCTGATGTATATAATCACAATAGGCAGCAATATCCACATCAACACCCATAGTAAAAGCAGAGAATGCACCTGAATCAAGAAACACCGTTTGATCCATTTGACGGATTTCATCAACATATTTTTGCCTATGAATATAATGATAAGATTCTAGGTACCATGGGACTTGTTTGCGATGGTAGTCTTCAGCTTCAGTAAGGCGTCCGGCGTTTTTCTCATCAACGCCGAACCCATTAGTGAAAAGACCTGCTAGATAAAGTTTCATTTAGCTAAAGCCATGAATTCCGCTCGAGGAGCTCCTTCGAGCATTACACCAGTTAATTTACTGGTAATAGTATAGTGCCCTTGTTGGCAGATGCCACGGGCTTCCATACACATATGGCGTGCCTTAATAATTACACCAACGCCTTTAGGGTTTAAATGCTCCTGCAAAGCCTCGGCAATTTGGGTGGTTAAGCGCTCCTGGACCTGGAGACGGCGAGCAAAGCAATTAGCCAAGCGTGCTAGCTTGCTTAAGCCAACCACCTTACCGTCCGGGATGTAAGCAATAGTAGCAGTGCCAAAAATTGATTCCATATGATGCTCACACATAGAATAAATAGGAATATCTTTTACGATAACCATTTCATCATAATTTTCACCACCATCTTCAAACACTTTTAAAATATCAGCAGGGTTTTGATTATACCCTGAGCATTTTTCAGCAAGCGCTTTAACTACCCGGCGAGGTGTTTCAATTAACCCACCTCGAGAAGGATCTTCCCCAATATATTGAAGAATGCGAGTGATATTATCTTCAATGGTTTCTTCACCTTCATGGGTATTCTCCCATGGAAACACTACCCATGAATCTTTATATTCGCAATTGGGATCAGTTTTATCAATCAAAGCATAGAAATCCTTGTTAGGGTATGCCTTGGTATATTTTTCTTTAGTAGCACCAGAATCTATGATATCGTCCACAATAATATCAGCTGCGTCTACTTCTTCAGTTGCTACAAACAAAGGATGAGCGGCTATCATTAAAGCAACTGATACCCCTCCACGCGGTACGCCGTACACATAAATTAAAGTATTAGGCATAAATTTTTGACTAGTTTTATGGATAATATGGCTTGCTAATTCATCGCAAGTATGCATATCAATATAGGTTTTATTATTCATAAATGAAACCCCGCTGAGCATTTTCGCGTTTCTTCAACAACGCATTGCACTAAAGTAACCCCGGCACCTTCTAATAATTTAGGGGCGATTTCCACAACTAGGTATTGCGCCATGTTTTCAGCAGTAGGATTAAATGGTACCGCAACAAATGAATCTTTGCTTCGCATAATATCATTATGACTCAAGCCTTGATGATTATGTTTAAAGCAACGAATAATTTCATTCATTACGGGATCATCTTCCCAGTAAACAAATTTATGATCCCAATTATCTTCAAGCCATTGGCACAAAGTGGATTTAATTACGCTAAAATCAATTACGCGCCCAACAGAATCAATCCCTGATTCTGCTTCGCAAGTAAAATGAATCCGATAATTATGGCCATGTAAGTGTTCACAATGGCCACCTTGGCCAGCGACCCGATGGCCCATCGAAAAATCATGAAAACGTGTGGCAGTTACTTTACTCATACATCTAACTCCAGCTGTAAATATTTTTCTTTGTATTCATGCCATCCAGCCGCACGCAATACACACGCAGGGCACTCGCCGCAACCATAACCCCATTCAAATTTATTCGACCGATCCCCATTGTAGCAAGTATGAGAATGGTTAATTACGGTGCCCAGGAAATGACATTCATCAGCGAGTCTGAAAGTTTCAGCCTTAGTTAAATTCATCAAAGGAGTAACAAATTGAATGCTACATTCATAACCCATATTCAAACTAAATTGTATGGCTTCGATGAATTTGCTTCGACAATCCGGATAGCCGCTATAATCGGTTTGACAAACCCCGGTATAGACTTGCCAAGCCCCAATGCTTTGAGCCCACGCATGAGCAATCGTCAGCATTACCGCATTGCGTCCCGGAACAAAGCTTGCCGGTAATTTAGGATTTAAATCATGCGATGCTGAAATATCTTTGGAATGATCCAGAAGCGCTGAGCTTTGTTGTGGAAAAATATCTTTGATCTCCACCAGTTCCCAGGGAATGCTATACATTTGACAGATGAGCTCTGCTTGAGTTATTTCAACCCGGTGTTTTTGGCCATAATCAAACGTAATAGCATATACGTTTTCTTTGCCATGTTTTGCAATAGCTACGCCAAGACAAGTTACTGAATCTTGACCGCCAGACAATACTACAACTGCTTTAAGTGGTTTAGCCATTATTCTACTCCTACGAGTTTATGAATTTGAAGATTCAAGCAATGTCCAAATTTTAAACATGATTTAACACATGCTTGGACATGAACTTGATCTTGTAAGGGTTTCCCGGTATCTTCTGGGGTTAAATAAATAACCGCTTCAGAATCTTTTGGTGGACGAAATAGCTTAGGTTTACATGGATGATCCAAGGCATGTATTGGCAACCCATCCTCGGGATCGACATTATCCGCTCTCAAAACATACTTGTAATATGAAATAGAAGGGATTAATTCTTTCGCTATTGCTCCGGTTTTTGGTGAACATGCAATCATAGTGTGAGGAGGCAAATCCCGGTAAACGGTACCATTGGTTTCAATTAGGATTGCATATCCTGAATCATGCAGCATGGTGCACAAAGCTTCGATAGGTTGGCGCATTGGCTCACCGCCAGTTAAAACTATCATTACCTTTTCAGTAATTTTGCCTTGTAATGTTTCCGGAACCACTGAGCGAATTTTTTGCATTATTTTTAATAATGACATTTCAGATCCACCTGTGTATTCAGTATCGCAATTTGGGCATTGTAAGTTGCATCCCTCTAAGCGAACGAAAACAGCTGGCATTCCAGAAAATACACCTTCCCCTTGAAGAGTGTAAAATATACTGTGGACTTTTAGGGCTTTGCCATCCGAATGGATAACTTTAGATTTGGGCTGAGTATTCATAATACCTCCTAGTGTGGAGTTTAATTATACCCCAAATAAAATGAATACTACAACTTTATGGTACAAAAAAGGCGGCTATATGTGCCGCCTTTTTCTTATGCAATTGATGCTTATTCAGCGTCAATTTCCGCTCCTTCGGATTCCAGGTCGGCAGCGGTTTCAGGCTCAGCTTCTTTCTTCACGCTTTCGCCAGCTGATTTAGAAAAACCATGGTAAGTGCACCAATTAGCATACTGGGTAGCCGCTGTAGCACTATTGATACCGTCAGCTACAGCAGCTTCGATTACATCTTTACGAGCAGGCTTTACTTCATAGCCTTCTTCATCATGGGTCATCAAGCCGTCAGCAATAGCCCAGACTTTACCGGTCTTGGTGCCATCTTTAGGACGAGTTACACCGTTTTGCATATCACGAGGTTGCTTGGCGGTTTCTTTTGCGGTTTCTTCAGTCATGAGATTTACTCCAGTTTTGATATTGACACGTTTTGTGTTTATACGGCGTTTGTTAAGCCATGAGCGAATAATACAGATGACAATGTATTACTGCACGGCCTTTTTTGATCCCACCATCTTTTTCCATTTGCCAAATTGAACCCCAACAGTAGATGGGTTTACTTGACCAGTTAATGCTTCTGCTACTGCGGCTTTAGTAGGCATTACATTATTATTTTCATCCATAAGTTTGTCGCACATGTCCCAAACTTTACCAGTGGAAGTTCCTGGCGATGGACGAGTAATGGTCTGCTTAATGTTTGCTGGACGACTTTTAGTCTTGCCAGCTCGCCTTGGACCTTCATTCTCGGATTGCTTTGGAGGTTTCATAGTAACTTTCGGAATAATCCCACCATTTGCCTTAATCAACTCATTTTCATCCCGGATATCATTTGGAACCATTTCTTCTTGGATGTTCATAAGGATATCGGTTAACTGACTAAAAGTTTCTTTACCAGTAAATTCCACATTGTGGAATTTACAAGTCAATTGGCGTTCGGGGATAGTAAAGCGAGCAAGATCCCTACGGCTATTAGCTTGGATAATAATAAAATTGCTAACCGGGCAACGTATTTCTGCCAAAATTACACCGCATTTTACAGTGCGAACTTTTGCTATATATTCGCCAGTATCGGTATTGACTAATAAATATGGACATGGAATTTTGTCTGACATAGTTTTCTCCTTAACTTTCGTTTTAGTATAGCATACTAAAACGGGATATCATACTCAAAAACATCGCATCCAAAAGCAATAATTCTTGCTGGAGGCCTCATATTAGATTGATTAAATTGACAAGTTTCAGATGGCTCATCAAAATATAAACATTCAACACATGTTTTTGCGGTATGTTTGCTTACAACTTCAATCAATTGATCCATCAATTGTTGGTTCTCTTTCTGGGTAACCATGATTAGTAATCTCCGGATGTTTTTTGTTAACCCATACACTAATGTATTCAGGCGTTCTTAGTTCATCTTTGCGTTTTAAGGCTTCATCCACGGTAGCTGGAGCCGGTTTAGCAGGGTCTACACAGGCTTTTTGCCACCACTTAATACCTAATCCATAAGCAGTAGGATGACCTATTGGAACCCATTCCTTAAACCGCATTAGCCCGCATATATAAGTAACCTTAAGGCTTGGGGTACCGCCCTTTTTGCAATGGAAGTCATAGCCAATTGTCGTTGGTGTGAATCGCTCTACCTTTGGAGGTTCTTCAGGCTTATCCCGCTTAATTAACTCACCATCGCTCGCATGATTAGTTAAATTAGTATTTATTGGAAATTCATATCCGCATTCTGGACAATTAGGTAAACTTGCATGAACATATTCTAAACATTCAATATTACCGCATACTTTAATGGGAGCGCCTTGATCTCCATTTCTTCTTTTTCCAGGTGCTTTTGGTTTAACAGGGTCATTAATAGGGCCAAGTCTTTCAATATTAGCCCCAAAATCAAGTACAAGACAATTCGTTTTCCCACTTTCTTGTATGGATGCTTGACGACCTTCAAAGGTATGTATATCATGACCAGGAAGCCAAATAGGCCGAGTACCTCGTCCAAGTAACTGTACCCATTTATTAGGAGATTTGGTACCGGTAAGAACTCCGATAAGGTCAATTCCTGGAAAATCAAACCCAGTAGTAAGTACATCATTATTAACCAAGCAACGAACATTCCCTACTTTAAAATTGGCAATATTTTCATCACGATCTTTGCGCTTAGAATGTACAATTGCGGTTGGTATCTTAAATTCATTTTGTAACATCTCCTGAATATGTTCGCAATGCTGAATCCCTGATCCAAATATAATCCAATGCTTACGATCCCACCCTGTTTCCACAATTTCGGTTAAGCACTGGCGGGTTAATTCTTCCCGGTCTAAAGTAGCTTGCAATTGTTTCTGGTTATATTCACCGCCAGTAGTAGCTACCGAAGTTAAGTCATATTTTGTATCAGTTGGTTTTGATGTTAACGGTATTAAAAAATTTTCATCGATTAGCCGGTTGAAGCTTTTATAATCTGTTAAATTATAACAAAAATGGGTGAATATAGAATTTTCACCTTCATTGAGCATCCCTTGTTTTAATCGATAAGGGGTTGCAGTTAATCCTAATACCCAGAACCAAGGTTTAATCGCTCTAAAGTGATTAATAACCTTTTGATACATGGTTTCGCTATTAGGAGATAACAAATGGCATTCATCAATAATCAAATAATCGGGGCAATTATACTGATTAAACTTACCTAAGTTACGGACTAAGGTAGCGATGCCACCAAAAGTCAAATTCAAATTTGCTTGACGTTTTCCATGAGAAGCTGAAAAAATACCTGCTGGTGCTGTTGGCCATACTGTGGTTATTTTTTCATGGTTCTGACTAATTAACTCTTTACGATGAGTTAACATCATTATCCGTTGTTGTGGCCATTGCATTAATGTTCGTTTCATTAATTCCGCAACCACTAGTGATTTGCCGGTGCCGGTGGGAAGCCCGATAATTGGGTTCCCTCCATTACCTTCATTAAAGAAATCAAAAACAGATTGAATAGCTTCTTCTTGAAAATAAAACGGTTTCATAGTTTCAATTCGTGACTAGGAATTTTAGTTGGCCCATTTTGAACTACCTCGCCTGTTTCCAGGTTTAATAATTCTATATAATTTTCATCAGGGCAACCACCTTGAAATTCGATCACTTTTGGGTTAAATAGATATGGATTGAATACATGCTGATCACATCCATCGCGCTCAGATACATTATCATTTTCAACAAGGATGTTTTTAGCGCATGACCAAGCGCCATTATCCACAGGGGTGGAGTGAGCACAAGTTCGGCAGTTTATTTCAGGGACTTGTTTCTGATGGCAAATATTAGAATAGTTACAGAATTTACATTTAAAGAACGATGGGTCATTTGATACCCTAACTGGGGCTTCATCTGAAAAAATAATATTACCTGCTTTTGCCAGTAGCTTTTCAGCAGTCGCCTGATCATATTCGATTATTTCAGTATACAAACTATCATCGTTTTTACAAATCGCCATGTATAACGCTTTTTTCAGATTCATTTTATGCATGTAGATTTGCATTTGCCCGTAGTGTTCAGGCTTAGCTAATTGAACCCCTTGAGCTAATAATTGGTTAAAGGTTTTTTGATTGAACGTTTTAAATTCTAATAATACATATTCATTAGGAGCATCCGGGATACCCCAAGCAATCCCATCCAATGAACCGCCGAAATGCCCTTTATGGTCAATGATGCGCCATTGGACGCCATTTTCATCATACTCCCATACTGTGACCCCGATATTACGGAGCCATTCGACAAAACGGAATTCTTCTTTATGCCCGCGATCAAATAGCCGTAATAAGCGGCCATCGTGCTTAGGAGTAATAGCCCAGCGAAAGGAATACCACAATTCTCGGTTACACTCTCGGCCAATCATAGATCCGCCAAGGTGTTTCCGGCAACCGTCTTCTTGATTCGCTTCAAGGTATTCATCAATCATCTGATGAGTTTTGGTTATTAGCGGCATGGGATAACTCCTCAAATTTAATTAAAAATTCACGCTTAGCAATAGATTGGCATTGCGGCCTTTGATAATTTTGTGGATATTCTTGTGCTAAATCGTGAATCCATTGGGACGGTATTTTGGTAAAATGGGTAGCTTCGTAAGCTAAAGCAATTAAATCAGCTTGATGAACCAATTCATGTTTAGTTGGCGCAAAACCAAACTTACTGGCAATTGCAAACATAAACTCATTTTCGAGTTTTCCTATATCCGGGGCCAATTTTTTAATCGGTGAAATAACGTCCCCAACATAAGCTTCACCGGCATCATGCATCAATCCTTGGAAAATAATCTTAGGGTCATCTGTCATGGTTGCAACAATATCAGCTACATGAACTGAATGTTGGGCTACTGAATAAAATTGACTAATGTGCCCATTAAAGCGACAAATCATACTTAGAGCATGAGCAATATCGTCAATATTCAAATCATTCATATTTACCATGTTAGATGGATAAATTGGTGTTCCTGAATGAGTGCAAAAATATTTAGGCATAATGATAAAAAAGGGGGATTTCTCCCCCTTTTCTCCAGGTTTAGGTATTAACCTTTGTTTTGTTGAGCCATCCACGGTGGCATTTCACCTTGGACTCCGCCGGCTTGTGGTGCTTGCGGAGGTTGCTGTCCTTGAGTGGGCTGCATAGGCGGTTGTTGAGGTGCTTGCTGGCCTTGGGGCGGCTGTTGCATAGCAGCCTGCTGGGGCGGCTGCATTGGAGGCTGTTGAGGTTGCATAGGCGGTTGCTGAGCAGCTTGTTGAACAGGGGCTTGTGGGGGCTGCATTGGTGGCTGTTGAGGCGGTTGCATACCACCTTGGTAACCAGTTTCAGCGCCACCTTGGTAACCAGTTTCAGCGCCTACGCGTTTAAAAGCACCGCTGATATTGTTTTGATCACGACCTTGTTTGGTTTCACCGGTGACTTGATCAATGTATTCTTGAGCTGCTTCGAATTTTACATAACCATCTACTGGGATATTGTGTAATTGAGTAGAATCCTGTACATTCATTACACCGGTAGCATCTGCCAAGGCTGCCATTGAACCCCAAGCAATTTCTTGAACAACTTGGTTAGGATGATTAAAGCAAAGATAAAGATCCCGCTGATGACCTTTAAAATCACCAGATAGACCTTTAAAGGTTAGTTTCAACATTTCTTCGTTATCGGTGCCTTTTCGAATTTTCATTTCAGAAGACACGATTTGCATGGCATACCAGCCTTCTTCTACCGCTGATTGGGTAGGACTAGTATTTACTTTGCCTTGATACTGATTACGATTAAAATTAAGCTGCGCCATTAGCAGGTACCTCTTGAGTTACAGGGTTGAGAATTTTATTAAAGATGTGGGAAAGATCGGGATATTCCATAAAATCCAATTTACCAGACCGATCTTTACCAGTGTATTGGATATCCGCAGAAGTCTGTATATAATAAAAAGGCTTACCTTCTTGATCCACCCCTTTACGAGCACAGAATACTTCATCAAACAGATATGGTAATTCTTGATACAATTTTGAACCTGGGAGTAAAGGCCAATATTGTGAGTTACCGTTATCATCTTTGATCATTTGCTGCTTACAGGACATGTAAACATGCTTGCCGCGAAGATCCCTGAATGATTTAATGGTAACCATCATATGTTCAATCAGGTCACCATAAGCTTGACGAGGATCTTTGTTGGTCTTCTTAGCATTAGATAAAATTACTTCTGCAATTTCGCTAATGGAATCTAAACAAATAGTATCGTATTGCTTAGCTTCTTCACTTTCGGTAGCCCATTGGTAGGCTTCATTAAGCTCATAGAGAGCGCCGACTTCGATAACAGGAAGATCCGGCAAATCATCCCGATTCAAAGATAATAAGCCAGATTCTGCAGAAATAATGATAGGATTTGGCGCAGTAGCACAGAGACGGGTTTTACCCATCCCTGCATTACCATACACAAGGCATTTAACCCCATGTATTTGAGCCAATTCCTTAGAGCGTTTTATTACAATAGCCATAAGGATTAACCTTTCTCCAAGAAATTAAGCCCCTAATTAAAGGGGCAAGGGTTTAATTAAAACTGCTTACCATGCTTGTATGCACGCTGACGGTTCACTTCCAGCTTAGCCTGAACGATTTCTTCCAGCGGAATATCCCATTCAATTGAGCACTGAGTGAAAGCTTTCAACAACCGGCGAGCCTCATCAAACCATTTATGAGGACCATTACTCTCATGGTTACCGAAGATCATGGCTAATAGATCTTCCTGGCCTTGGTTTGGGTCATTTTTAAAATAAAACACAGAAATCAACTGTTCTGAGAATAACGCAATGAATTTATGAAGCAAACTTAGATCCAAGTGGATATTGTGGTAATTGGGTTTTTGACTAATGGTTTCTACCACATATTCCCGGAGTTCTTCGGTTAACTCCTCGATTGAGAGCATTGCCGCACTTTCAACATCATCGAATTTCAAAATTTTAATTAAATCAGCTTCATCGAAATAACCACCAAGAATATCCAGGAAGCGAATAAAAGCATCAGCGAGTTCAACGTGCCAAGCCAAGTATTGTGGAAGCTTGTCATCCATCGCATTTTCATCTTTGCGCAATACTTCCACGCATTCGGAAATTTCAGAATGGAGTAAATTGGTGGCTTTCAGCACACAACGATCGCGGCCTTCTTCCCAGAAACCATTAGCTTTATTTACTTCGTAAATTGCTTGGATTAAATTAAGTAAAGTCATTATTGCGTTTCCTTTCGGGTTTTGATTAAATTACAGGGTTAGTTTATTTCTTGGTTTTAACAAAGACAAGACTATTAATGAATCACCCGGTCTTTATTTTGAAGATGATGAATAATTGCTGCTTGTTCTTTATTCACCTTTAATAGTTGTCGGAGATGATGCCGGCATTGCTCCAGCTCCATCTCCAACTCTTTTACTTTTGTTTTCAGCTCCTCGTTTTCACAAGACGTTTGAAAAAGCTTTGGGTACTTACTCATCGAACTCGATGACCATATCAGTTGGCGATCCAGGTTTTGAAATAATAAACTGATCAACCATGCGCCTGGTTTCTGGATCAAGCTTCTTATAATCCCGCACATTCAATTCTGGCTTATGCCGGATAATAGTAGTTTCCACCAATAAGCGCTTATCGTCATCCATTTGGCTTAAGGCCACTTTCATCATGGATTCATCAACTTTGCGGGTAATTGGGTATTTAACGGATAAGCTAAACCCATCTCCAGCCGCTTTATTGGTGCCTTCTTTCGGCATTGGTACCACTTCCCCGAAAATTTCTTTACGGAGCTCAGCTTCAGCCGCTCTTAATGCTTTTAATTGCTTAGACATTTCCAACCAACGTGCCATTTTAATTTTAAGATGCGAAAGATTTTGCATCTCTTCTTGGGCTTCAGCCATTTTTTGAGCAGGGGTTTTCGATAAGTTAATAGACATTGCGATTTTCCTCAGTTGTGTTATTCAATGTATGCATTATAAATCAAAGTTAAATTTAATCAAACATAATGTTTCGAATATTTTTAGTTGCGCATACTAAAGCATAGGCCCATAATTTAGCCATCTGGGATAAAAAGGAAGAAAAGGAAATGCAAACCTATGTTATCATGTATAAAAGGCATGGCGTTGAGCCATACCCTATCCAAGTAGTAATGGGCAATAAAGGCTCAGCTAATATTCGATTGAACCAAATCATAAGCCAAATGAGAGCTGAAGGTAAAGTAGTAGATAAAATCTTAAACTTTGATATTCATGAAGTCCCGAATGTTATGGGTTATGCGGCGTAGAGATGGATGGCCAAAATGGAAAATAAATTTACGGTCGGTTAACTTCAACAATAATGCTATAGTTATATGCGCAAGGAATAAGAAATGAAAACTGAATCAACAAAAGCTTATGTTTACCAGCCAATGTCACCCAAGGAGGATGGTAAATTTTACGGAGTTGGTGGACTACATTATTTCGGTGTTGATGTTGACCATCATGTAAAGGGGATTACAAAAGCCGATGCACAAAAAATTGCTGACTTCTGTAACCAAAATCCAGAAAACGCTGTAAGTTTCATTGAAATGGTACAGACTCAGATAGATAATGACTGGAGTCCTGAATGTGGGTGTAAGTTTGAAAGTATTTTTTCCAATGCGGTTTTGCTGTGTGCAAAATGCAGCGAACTGCCACACCATAATCCCGTGGTTACGTGTTTTTACCCTAAATGTAAAAATGAAACTTTTAAGGTGACGGTGACTGAGTCAGATAGTGACCTTGATGAATAGGGAACTTGTCATTGGTTTGGCGGTGATGGTATTTGCTCTGAATGTGGTCATAAGGAATATTACTCAGATAGTAATCATTAGAAATATAACATTTTGTTCAGCAGCCAACAATGATGGAAGGTATTAAGAGATGAGTAAAAAATGCAAATACTATAGAGAATCGGAAATATGCCAATACACTCCTGGATGTACAGGTACCGCCGATTCAGTGCATCCTCAGGATGTTGATACATTTTGTAGTTTTTGTGGCGGGAAAATAAAATTAAAAGAATTTACTGAGGTGCCTAAACACCTAGACTATTTTAATAATCCAGATTATTAAGTTGTTGTTACTTAGGTTATTTCACAGAAGAAGAATTCAACGGATAAAAAAAAATCCCTAAAGGAAGACCCTTTAGGGATTAATAAACGCAATAACAAGATTACCCAATTAAATGCTAACTGAAGGGGGTAACAGCTAGCAAGAATTTAATATTAACCAAGACCCCAATTAAGTGCAAGTAGTATAGGATGGATTTATGATCCCTGAAGAACTGAAAACCTATAAGCAATGGGTAGTAGCAACTAGCTCACCTTTTAAACAAAATGATAAAATCCCGCTTGATCCTAAAACATTAAGAGCAGCATCTCCAACTGATCCATCCACTTGGGCTACCTATGATGAAGCAGTAAAAGCTACTAATAGCGCTCATCCTCATATTGGCTTTGTGTTAACGAAAAATGATCCATATTGCTTCGTTGATCTTGATGATCCGAACGACCCAAAAGCCCAGCGTAGCAAAGAACAAATAAAAACGATAGAAGCAAGGCACCAATTAATCTCATCATATTTTAAGACCTATCAAGAGGTTAGCCAATCCGGTAAGGGTATTCATATTATATGTCGAGCAACGCTACCCGGGCAAGGTAAACGAAAAGATTGTGTTGAGCTCTATGATAAAGAGCGCTTTATGATTATGACTGGTCAGGTTTATATCCAGGAGCAGATCCAGGATTGTCAAGACTTAGTTTCCACAATGTATTATGAAATGTGTCAGGATGGCGGCGATCCTAGTAAAATTCAATTAGTTGAAAAACAAGAGCGATTAAGCGACCAAGAAATTGTGGAAATCGCTATGAATGCGGCCAACGCAGATAAATTTAACAAACTTTGTGCTGGGGATTGGCAACAAGATTATTCCTCGCAGTCTGAAGCAGACCTTGCTTTAATGACTATTTTGGCTTATTACACTAAATCCAATGAACAAGTCAGGCGTATATTTAGAATGAGCGCACTTGGTAAACGTGATAAAGCCGTGCGAAATGATAAGTACCTGGATTATAATTTAAGACGAATACGCTCTAATCAAGTTTCTGATGATGATTTGGAGCGCGGCAAGCAACTAGCAGAGAGGTTAATTCAAAATGCATCCGTTGGAAATGGCGATAGTAACATTGAGCATTCTGATGATAGTAATAATAGGTTGGTTGAAAGCACTGGCTTGGAGGGCGAATCAAGCTTACGAACAGATCCATCCTTTGGAACTAGTAGCATGGCTAATTTCCATTCAGGTGTTAGCCCTAGCGATTCTTTTTGGCCTCCCGGTTTGGTTGGTCAAATTGGGCAATATATAGAAGCATCTTCCAACCGACCTGTCAAAGAAATAGCGCTTGGCGCGGCCATTGGCCTTATGGCCGGCATAGCTGGGCGCGTTTTTAATATCAGCCAGACGGGGCTTAATCAATATCTCGTAGTAGTGGCTGGAACTGGCATGGGTAAGGAAGAGGGGCCAAAGGGTATAGAGCGCCTATTAATGGCTATACGCAATGCAGGCTTTGTAAATGCCACTGACGTGCTAGGTCCGGCTATGTTTGCATCCGGCCAAGCCATGATAAAAACCTTGGATACCAATCCTTGCTTTTTATCTGTTTTAGGCGAAATTGGTCTATGGTTTCAAAACATTAGTAATCCCAAGGCAAATACTGCTACCTTAATGATCAGACGGATGTTATTGGATCTTTATAGCAAGTCTGGACATTATGGGGTTTTGCGCGGTTCTGTATATGCTGATTCTGATAAGAACACTAAAGATATTTATTCTCCCGCCTTATCTATCTTAGGGGATAGTACCCCATCTACTTTATATTCCGGTTTGACTTCTGATCACATTGCTGAGGGTTTGTTAAGTCGTTTCACTATTCTGGAATATCATGGTAAGCGCCCTAAAAAGAATCCTAATGCGGGATTTTCCCCGGATGATATCTTGGTAACTAATCTCATGGGATTAATGGAACAAGCTTACAACATGGGGTTAAATCAGAGTGTCCACAATATTTACATTGATGTGGATGGCCTCGCTGTTTTGGATCAATTTGATGAAGAATGTGATTACCGTATTAATAATTCCAATAATGATGTACAGGCCCAACTTTGGAATCGTGGGCATTTAAAGGCGCTAAAAATGTCCGGTTTGATTGCTGTAGGCGTTAACTGGTTTCAACCGGTAGTTACCCGAGAGATTGCGCAATGGGCGGTTAAATTTATCACCAGTGAGATCCAAAGTGTATTGAAAAGATACGAAGATGGTGATATAGATTCTGTAAGCAGTATTAAGCGCGACAATGACCTGGAAAGGATAATCAGGGAGTATTATAAAATGGATGTGGATGGCCTTAAGGGCTACAATGTCCCTAAATTATACCACGGTGATGGTATTATTAGTTATGATTATTTACGCCGTAAAACCCGCACCTTGGCTTCCTTTCGCAATGATGCACGAGGCCCAAGTAGAGCACTTCAAGACCAATTGAATGATATGGTTAAAGCGGGTATTTTAATCGAAATCGATAAATCTACCGCGCGTGAAAAATACCAAACACGCTCTTCTCTGTATATACTCCAAAAAGAAATCTAAGCAATTATTGTAGGGAAAGGTAGGGATAGCCCCCTTTCCCAAACATCCTTTTTACCCTTCCCTTTCCACTTGGAAATTTTTTATTGGTTAATTTTTAAGCTGGTTAATTTTTAGCCTTTCCTTAAGGACGCGAAAAGGAAGGGGTTTTGGCTCCATAAAAAAGCTAATAAAATCAATAGGTTATGGTTTGGGGAAAATACCCTTGCCGAGAAAAAAGCTAATAAAATTAAGGAGTTAGCAATTAGGGATGGAAAGGCGAAATTTTGGGCCTCGCAGGCGCATGCGTGCGAGCAGAGAAAAATTTCGTATAGATGCAAAATATTAATTATTATTATTATATCCTTATTATCCTTTTATTATATATTATTAATTTTATTAGCTTTTTTAGGGAAGTCGGGAAGGATTTGGGCCTTTTAGGGAAAGACTTTGGCTTATTTTTGATAAAGGGAAATTGCTAACTTATTGTTTTTATTGGGAAATTGGGAGAAATTTGGCTATTTTTGATAGTTTTTATAGTTTAGATGGCTAGAATTTGGGATAATTAGGTTAAATTTGATTAGGAGGTTATGGTTATGCGAGTTATTGGTATAGACCCGGGTGCCGGTGGTGCTATTGCGTTGTTGGAGTGGGTTAACGGTGAGTGGAAATTGTTACGCGTGGATGATATGCCGGTGCGTAAACGGTTGAAAGGGCCATTGCAAAGTTATGATTATGATTTGCCTAAGTGTGATGAGGGCGATGGTAATTGTGTTGATGGGAAAAAGGTTTATAGTATTTTGCGTGGGATGGTAGCGGAGTTATGTGGGGGTAAAGTTGATTTTATCATTATTGAAAAAGTCTCTGCTATGCGCAAGGAAGGTAGAACTCAAGGAACAGTGAGTAGTTTTAATTTTGGTGATGCGTTTGGTATTGTTCGGGGTATTGCTGAATTGTTTGGGTCGGTGGTGTATATTGAGCCATTGGCGTGGAAGAGTGCTGCGCAATTGACTAAGAAGCCGAAAGATGAGGCTAGGAGTAAGGCGAAGCAGATGATTGATGGGTCCGAGGCGGTATTAGCTCGAAAGATGGATGTGGATCGTGCGGATGCTATGTTAATTGGTGTTTTTGGTGCTATGGTGTTGCACAAGCGTTTGGCTAGTAAGAATTTAGGTGAGGAGTAATGGGATGAAAGGTCAATTTATTAGAAGAGATGAAGCGTTTAATGGTCGCTTGGTTTATGATTTTTATGGTAAGCCAGAAACTACTATGGTATCAGTAAGGGGAAGAAGTAGCCAGATGGACGTTGGGGTTGAGAAGGCGAGGCAGAAGCTAGTTGAAAAGTTTTACGGTCAGTATATTCGTAATTTGCAGGATGCGATTAAGAATGAAGATATTGGATTAGTGGGAGAGGTGGTAGAGGATATGTTGGCTGAGTTTGCGCAGAAGGAGGTGGTGGATGATGAGGGATGATTATTTGCCTATGGATCAAGTTTTGGTCGATGTTGGGTTAGCGTATTATTTGTCTGGTGTTGTGATGGCGAAAAGGGTTTGTCGTCGGATGATTGGGCAAGTGAGGCCGAATGATCGTTCTTTGTTGAAGAAATGGTTGAAGGCGGAAGATTGGAAATTTGCTAGAGTGGTTGAGGTTGCGGTTGAAGATTCGTTAGAAAAGTGGGGTAAAGATGATGAAAAAGCAAATAGCATGGACAAGCGAAAAAATAGCTGAGGTAAAGCGGTTACTCGGGGAAGGCTATAGTTATGCCGACATAGGGGCTGTCTTTGGCTGTCAGGGTGCTACAGTTGGGGTTATGGCGCTAAGGCATGGCGTTAATAAGTATCGATATTGGGATGATGGGGATGATAAGCTTTTAAAGTATTGTTTGGAGCTGGGTTGTAGCCGGCAATTGATTTGTGATTTGATGGGGTTTACCCGGCCTACCGTTCAGAAGAAAGTTGAAGCGGTGATTGGTAAAGGTAAGCCAGGAGGAAACCATTCTAAGGCAGAATGGCAAGCACGCCATTTGTGGAAACTCATTGAGAAATTGCAGGCTGAAGGATGGGATCTTAAACGTTATGAGGAGAAATGGTATGGGTAGGGGTGTTGTGGGTTGGAGGTGTATAGGTTGGGGATGTTTGGGGTGAGAATTTTAAAATTTTAGATTTTTAGAGTTTTAGAATTTTACAATTTTAGAGTTTTAGAGTTTTAGAGATCCTGCCATATAGGAGTATATGGTGGGATTTTTGCGTTTATAAGAGGTATTTGGAATAAAGGATGAGGAATTGATGGCTTGTTGGAATAAGAATGTTCATAAAAATGTTAACAAAGTTTCATCAAAATAATCGTTCCTTTTTGTTCGAATGCTGGATAATGTAGTCATTGATTAATAATTCATGAGGGAATTAAAAATGAAAAATTATGTTATTGCAATATTGGCTTTGATCTTGGTTATGGCCGCGCATGAGCTGGATTATAAGCAAGAAGTGATAGAAGAAAATGAAAGGCAAATGATGATGGTTGAGGCCAAATTGGACTATTGCTACGAGCAGAAAATTGTTGAATAAGTTGAAAGATGATAGATAATATAATCATTGCTTAATTAATTAAATCGAAAATCAAAGAGGGTAATACAATGGATAGTAAAAAAGGTTATAGTGCTAAAAGCTCGGTTGTTCGTTCTGCTAAAAAAGTATATGGCGATAAGTGGGAAGATTATGGTGCGCCTAAGCAGAATAACGAAGATGGTAAATGGTATTGGGTGCCATTTAAGAACGATGTTAAAAAGCACGAGCATAAGCCAGTAGGTGCTAGTAAGGCCATTGGTGATCGAGTTAAGGCTAAGGCGAAAGCGAAGCCGGCTAAAGTTGTTAAGGCCGAGGAGCCAATTGTGGATAAAGGGGATAAAGCAGATAGTAAAGTCGATTGGGATAAATGGGATATCGCTAAAGAGTCTATTAATGTTACTTTGGATGGCAAGCTGCGTACCAGCAATGTTAAAAACCCCTGCAAAGTAGTTTGGGAAATTGCTGAGCAAGCTGCGGCTAAGTTGCCCGAAGGGGAAAAGCCAAGGCGTAAGGAAGTTATCGAGCAATGTATTAAGGCTGGGGTAGCTACGCATACTGCGCGTACGCAATATCAGCAATGGTATACCGCTATGTATAATAGTAAGTAGTGGGAATTGGTAGTAGTTAGTAAGGGGCTTCGGCCCCTTTTTTATTACCTAAGGATCTAGGATCAGGTATGCAAAAATGGAATAGACGGATCGAAAAAATACGTTGAATTTTTAGTATAGATATGTATTGAATGTTATAAAATGGGGTGGGAGGGGTCGCGATTTTTTTCAGGCAAAAGCAACTTTTATTGGCTCTAACAACATGAATTTTTGATGACACTTTGATTCCAGACTGTTCATTCTAGAACCTTTTTGTACCAAGCATTCTAGAACTGCCCAGTACCTTCTGAACCCATCATTCTAGAACCCGGTAGTACCTTGTTCCCTAATGGGTAGTACCAATTACCTATGATCCTAAATGCTCGTTCATCGGTGGGTATAAAAATTAGTTTTATTATTCCAAACAAATAGTATGCAGATTCAGCGTTTTCTATGATAATGTATGCATAAATTAAATGAGAGGGATTAAAAATGTGCGAATTATTTGAAGCTGAAGAGTTTTTGAAAATGTATGATTATGATTTGGATACTGCCATTGCCGATGGGGCGGGAAGAGAATTCATTGAAGCTGAGGCTGTCCTTTACGGGGATCATATTGCAAGATATAATGAGGGGATGGAAGCGCGATTTCAGCAGGGCTTAAGCGAATGATCCATAATTTCAAACTAAATTCCGAAGATTTGGGTGCGATGCTAAATGAGCTGTATGATAATGGCAGCATGGAAAGCCAAAGGCTATTCGAAGAAATTATTACAGGGTTAAGCGATAAAGAGCGCGAAGCGCTAATACCATTTGTTAACTTTGATATAGAAGGGAATATGTATGAATCCTAATACTAAACGTGCCTATGCGCAAAAGAAAGCAGGTAAGAATATGATGTATGGCCCAACGCGCCATGTCGATACCCATAAGCGCGTAGCTCCTGGTACTATCGATGGCCAGACCTTAAAGCAGCGAGAAGCCCAGCGAGCCGCTTATATGTACTAAATTTCCCCTCCCTAGGCTGTGTGCCTTTTGCCCCCTTTATAGGGGGCATTTGCACTTGCACATGAATACTATTACTACTTGCACATAATTCGCATTTACTTTTTCATAAAAGTTTCATACAAATAATGCGTGCCTTGCCTGCAAAAATGGGCAATAATTGCAGGGCAATGGCGGCAAGGGGCTGCCATATAAATAAAAGGCAAATTATTATGCAAAACGCGCAACAACAAGCATTAAAAGCAGGCTGGCTATTAAACATTAATAATGCGCTAAAAAGCGCTAAGCAGCCATTAGCAGCTTATGCTAAGCCGGTAGCTATTATAAAAGCAAACTATAACATTTACCACTGCGCAAATGCTGGCATTTGCACTTATGCTGGTGCAATGGCCATGGCCAATATGGGGCCAAGCAATAGCCGGCCAATATTGCAACAAGGCCAGCAAGCTATATTAGTAGCTTATGCGCCTAAAAACCCAACACGCGAGTGTATAAGCTATGCACTATACCCCCAATGCAATGCCAATTTTAAAAAGCCCATATTGGGTTTAGGCGGCTGCAGCTTTAACTTATTAACAAATGCTAATGCTAATGGCCAGCGGCCAGCTAGCATTACCACCATTGGCAGCAATTTGCCACAGCGCCATATAGCTTGCTATTGCGGCTGCGCAAGCCAATATTGGCATGGCCTACATGGCTAAAATAAGCTAAGGGGCATTAGCCCCTTTTTATTTGCCATTATTTGGAAATGATTATTATTTTGATTAGTATTAACCAAGGTAATAGCTATTACCATATATTAAAATGCTCGGTACAAAACATTAAATTGGCATGATATGTGGCACGGCATTTTAAGCTTTAATACATAGTAGGGCAAGGGCTAAGCCTAAAAGCGCTTAGCGGGCTTTATAGGCCGTTTAATAGCTTATACCTAAGCGGTTATAAAAAGGCGTTTTAATATAATAAAATAGATGTATGTTTTTTGGTTAAAAGCTGTATAATAAGCATTATTAAATAAAGCAACGGCCAAAGGCCAAAGGGGTAATAAAATGCAAAGCAAACTAGCAAAAGCAATAATAGCCGATAATGCCAAGCCAATAGCAGGGCCATTGCTGGCCTTAGCGGCCGATATGGCAGCCGATAGCAATGGGGAGGAAATGCTGCAATGGCTCGATCCCATTTATATTGGCGAATATTTAGGCAATATGATATTGGAGGCGCAAAGCCAAGGCGAGCCATTAAATAGCTATATAGGCGGGGCTAATTTGGCTTTTTGCCACTTGGCTTATTTGCAGCTAGCAATACTTAATGGCCCATTAGGGGGCCATAATTTGCCGCCATTTTTGCGCCAAGCTGGCCAAGCCATAGCCGCCGAAATGGGCATGCTTATAGCCGAAAAATTTTGCTAAAAGCCTTGCCAAAAGCTTGCCAAAGCCTTTAGCTTATGCTAAGGGCTTTTATTGCGATTGGTGATGAGAATGATTACCATGTCTGTTTAGTACAAGTGTGCAAATACGAATAAGTCTCTTTAGCGAACAAGAAACGTTCTCGGGTCATTCACCCCTACTCATTGGTAACGTAATTCATACCGAACTGACCATTACCTAATTAGCCTACCCATCATTACCCAACACGCTAACCCTCATTACCCCACCCCCCTCTTATATCCTCGGGTTCAAATACTTCATCTAAAAATATATAAATTACAGTTTACACCCGTCTAACTTGTAGTATAATTATCGAAATAAACGAAAAGGGTATTGAAAATGAACAAAGACGATTGGGAAGCTGAAAGAAAACGTACAATGAAAAAAGAAAAAGAAAAACGTGAGCAGGATAAACTAAATGGGGTGAATGTTATCCCATTTCAATTTTTTCGTGGCATCCATATAGATCTTGGTGTGCACGGTAAGGAATATGTGCATGTTGCTACCGGAATGCGTGTCCCAATTGATAAAGCATGGGAAATATTCCTAAGTAATAATCCTAATATATCTGTGGTTGACTGCATAAATGATAAAGTTGCAAAAGAATGGAAGCCCGAAGAAGGCGATCATTTTTGGGCACTTGCTAACAATCAACTACTTATCGTAGGATGGTTTAACCATCGTTTTGAAGTATGTGGCCCTTGGGAATGCGGAATTTCTACCCGTAATATTATAATTGTGGAAAAAATCACAAATCCACTTCCAAATCTTGAATTTTATTATGGAGTATAACAATGAACAACGATTATCCAACAAATTTATCTCTCTTGGAAGCATTAAAATATCTATTAGAACATGGGTCAATTACTCATGGGGGAATTTGTAACAATTTGAAAAAACTTACTAACGGAACTTCCTATAATACCTATAGATTTGTGTCAAATGAATGTGTAGGGTGGCACAATATTAAGGAGCCTATCTGTTACCCCATTAGACCAAATATTGATTTTGGTCTTTGGGAAGGGCCAAATCTACTTAAACGGCAAAGTTTGATAAAATATCTGATTAAAAAGCTGGAAAATAACCCTTCTCTAGCTGATCAATACCTCAAGTAGGTTAAAATCATGAAATTTAAATACATCATTTTTCAAACGAAGAATCAAGAGGTGGATATTTTATATCCCATAATTTTTTCAGGGCATATTGTTCATAGCGATATGGCTGCATCTACCCGCCATATGCTTCAGATGAAATATGGAATGGAAGCTGAAGCGATATCCGCTGGATTCATTACTTTGAATAATATGGATAACCCTTGCTACGGTGAATCAATCTCCCTAAAATTGAAATCCCGTGGCCAAGAAGATTCAAAAATTATATCAACCTATCATATTACTCATGGGATAATGTAAATGAACGATGATGAATTTAAACCAGAAAATGATACCGCCTTATGTCCGCATTGCGAAGAAGAATTCTGGCTACCTGAAGATACAGAGATCTGCCCAATTTGCGGATCGCCTGATTTAACCTTTGTATTTTAACGATAGCGGTGAAGCTTCAATGAGACTTTAACACCAATATGACTGGTACACTTCTCATAAATAATAAGTGTACCGAACTTAAACCGCACCCAGTTCATATTTTGTTATGTGATTGGTTGCCTGAGAGGACTCTACTTATGCCTTTACCTAATGCTTACCAATCTACTGATAGATTTTCAGAGTGGTCAGAAAAAGATAAACAAGAATACTGGGATAAAAAAGAAAAACGTAGAAAAGAAGCCGAAGATAAGAAATTGGCCAATTACAAAAACAATAAAGAGCACGGGGACAGCTCAATATTCGGGCTTAATGACAATGATGGCTGGTAATTAGTTTTACACATAACCTTTACCATAAACAGCGAACCTTACCGAATCCGGAGAGCGTACCTCTAATGCGACTATATGATTGGTTAATGATACTAGCGGTATTATTGGTGCTTTCAGTATTAACTGGATGCGCCAATATGACCACCACTGAGAAGATTTGGTACGCTGAACATGTGCTAGATATTGGTCAAACTGTGGAAATCACCAAATCTCCTTGCCATTATGAAAATGATCCACTCACGAGGCGATTAATTGGGGAAAATCCAACTGAATCAGATGTATACAAATGGGGAGTTGCATCTGGATTAGCGTATTGGATAATAAGTCGAGCAATTGATAAGTATCATCCTGAATACAAAAAATATTGGGATACCATAACAATATCCCTTAAAACTAAAACCGTGATTAACAATGAAGATATTGGTCTTCATTTTGATAGTCATAGGTGCTAAATGAATAAAATCTCTACGCCAACCCAGCTTCAAATTGATAACTGTGCGCTATTTGGTTGGGAATATTTGGATGACGGGTTGTTTTCAAAGGGAGATCTGCTAGGCTATTTTACGCCAATGGGATTTATCAAGGAATAAATATGTTAGCCAGATGTCCACAATGTACGAAGCCCATCCGTTTGTTAGAGAAAGATGCGAAAGCTTGTCTGGATCTAAAACAAACCATTCATGCTATTACTTTGTGCTGCAATACTATGGTAAATATTCAACCTATGACCACTCTTCATGTTACCCGCTACAAGCCAATTAACCCAAATCAATCAGGATCAATAAAGGAAGAATTAGGGATATGCGGTTATTAATTGGATTATTTTTTCTATTACTCTCAATTATTTCAACCTTGGACTTTTAACATGGCCATTGAAATCCCAGAACGCAACCAATCTCCTCAAAACAAATACTGCCGCGAAATTTTGCCGGGGGTATGGGTAGACGTTTATGAAGTGCTAAATGCTTTTAAGACCGGTGATGCTGCGATTGACCATGCAGTGAAAAAATTATTGGCTCCCGGTCAACGTGGCGCTAAAGATCGCTTGACGGATTGTAATGAAGCAATTCAATCTATTAACCGCTCTATCCAAATCCAACAACTTCAATTTGTTACCCCTGAAGGTGAAAAGTTAGGGGTATCGCAAATCACAAAAACCCATGAAATAATCGGTAATAAGTATTATTGGGTTAGAGATAAAGCTACTGGTGGCTACACTGTCACGTTTATTCCGACTGCACTCTTGGAATCCGATGAGATAATTGGTATTATTCGTAAAGGCTTGTATGGCCCGATTGAATTACCATTATTTTTACAGGATATAGCGGAATGACTGATAAAATTACTTGCCCCTATTGTGGAAACCCAGCCAAACTAGTGGATGGCGATACTATTTATCCCAATCGCCCGGATCTTCATATCCTGAAATATTGGTTTTGTGATGAAGGTCATGAGCCAGCTTATGTTGGATGCCATAAACCTAATGCAAGATATAGCTCCGATGGCACCAAACCACTTGGACGGCTTGCTGACAAGGCGCTACGGGCATGGAAATCTCAAGCTCATGCAGCATTCGACCCACTATGGTTAAATGCCCAAGACCGCCGTAGCGCTCGGCGTAAAGCTTATGCTTGGTTAGCAAAGCGATTAGGAATTGAAGGTAAAGATTGTCATATTGGTATGTTTTCTATTGACCAATGTAAACAAGTAGTGTATATTGCCACGTGGGAATGTCATTTGTTTTGTGAGGATTAGCGATGAATAATTATCATTTTGAAATATTCATACATGGTCAGGCATATGGGGATTTCGATGGGGTTTGGTTATGTGTTTAACTAATTTAATGAGGTGATTTATGGAGTGGGTAAAAATTACAGACGAGCAACCGCCGGTAGGCGTTTGGTTAGAGTTTTTTGATGGTGACAAGACAATGGGTCATCACCAACCGTTTAACCATGTAGATAAGATAAACAAACGCGGCGAGGCTCAAGTTAATTATCTGCACAACTATACACATTGGCGGTTATTGACAGCGCCCACAGGGGGGAAATGATGAATCCATTTACAGCAGCAGCAAACGGTGAGAGATATTGGTGGCAAAGTGAAAAGCCAAAACTGATAACCTGCCCTGAGTGCAAATCTAAAAATGTTGATATGACATGGATAACCCCAACATCCTTGCCTGAGTATCAATGCGGCCACTGTAATGACTGCAACGAAACTTGGAACGAGTGTAGTAGAGACACATAACACATGATTCAACGACATGCCTAGATTTAGGCATTTGTCTACATTTAGGTATGCCGTATATGCCATGCCAAATCTACATTATGTACGACTGGAGGATATTGGAGAATGACAACAGCAACCTTACGAAGACAATACAGCCCATTTGGTACTTGTGGAATACTGACGGTCAATGGCGGGGTGATTTGCCAAACACTTGAGCGTAATTGGTATAACAATCGCCCAAATGTATCTTGCATTCCTGAAGGCTTGTACAAAGTTAAACCTGATGATTTTCGCGGGAATTATTCAAACTATCGGTTAGAAGATGTAGCCGGTCGTACTTTCATCGAAATTCATAAAGGTAATAAGCTAGATCATACTAAAGGATGTTTGCTTACCGCTACTAAAATTATCTTAAAGGATAATGAACCTTTTTGCCTAGGTTCCAATGAAGCCTTTGCATCTTTAATGAAAGCATTTGATAATTTTGGAGTTAAACAACTTCATATTATTGGCTGGAGACCTGGGTTTGGTTCTTAAAGACCCCAAAAAAGAGGAATTAATCCTAGTTACTAATTGGAAGGATGAAAAAGTTCTCCAAAGGGTATCTAGGATTACTCCAACTTATATTGATACTTATCAAGGATTGCGCTTTGAGCGTGAAAAAGGTAGGTGTATAAGTCATTCTACTTGTGCGCCAGCTAGAGCAAAGCTTCTTCGTGATGAAGAAATAATTTCCCTTCAAAAACAAATGCGCGTAAACAAAATGCGCGAACGCCTTTCTAAAGTAGATTGGTCTCAATATCCTGATGCTACTGTTATGGATGTATGGGATTATATCAATGCCCCTCGACGTCATAATAAAAGAACCTTACTCTTGGAACCATTATAAATTCCAGCCTATTATAAGTGAGATCCATCTAGGTTCTTATTAAACTTTATAAGGGTTAGGATGGAGGTCGCAATGAGCTTATGTATACTTGGACTTGTTATGGTGGCTCCGTTGTTTGCGATGGCAAAGATTTATGTGCTTGTTGATAAGCGGCATCAGCAAAATCGGGAGTATATTGAAGATGAATCTGAATGATGTTGATATTTCCTCAGTTATTGCAATTCTTATGTTTTTTGGAGCAGTAGCAGGATTATATTCCAGCATTACTAGTAAGGTTAAATTAAACGAAGTTGCTCACGAACATAAAGATAAACGGATCAATAATCTTGAAGGTTTATCGTCAAAGCTTGCGGAAAATGTAAACCAATTAACTATTGGTCACCGGGATCAAGAAACAAGATTGGATTATTTTGAAAAAACTTTAGCCCTAGTTGCTAAAAATCAATCTGAAATGGCAACTCAAATAACCCACCTAACTAAAGAAATAGAAGTTTATATTCGCGGCGATAGGCGTAAACGTGATGATTGATGTAAACGAGTTAAATGGTAATATTAAGTATGATCCGGATTTTGCGGACTCTTTACCTTCAATGATGGAGAACGGAGAGACTTTGGCTGAAGTTTGTGCGGAACTAGAAATTACCGAAACAACTTTTTATGCTTGGACAAAACGTTTTCCAGAATTTCGTGCAGCTTATGAAAAAGCGAGAACTAAATCAAAAGCATGGTGGATGAAACAAAATCGAATGGGTTCTGTTGGTGCTATTGATGCTAACCCAGCATTAATGATTTTTAATACTAAAGTTCGATTTGGGGTTAAAGATGATGGTACCCCAATGGATCTTCCACCGGATTCTGGAACTGATAAAGTCATTAATGATAATGTATCCGATCGGGAAGCTCAGGATATGTATACTGATGCCCTTAAACGTATGAAATCCAGAAAATCATGAGCTTAGTAGATCAAGTTTATCCTGAAGGATTTGATTTCCTTAATCCAAATTACGGGCCTTTATTTAAGGCTCGTTTAGATTGGTATGCTTTATTGGATGAGGATATTGATTTTCGTAATGAAATGATGCAACATTACGCGCGCAATACCGTTGACTGGATTGAAGATTTCTGTATTACATATGATCCTCGTGCTGCCAATGATCCTAATAATGCTTCTATTATGCCAATGGTATTGTTTGAGCGCCAAAAAGATTTTATTCGCTGGCTGGATGACAGATTCACAGCTAGACAGCGGGCTGCGCGGGATGGCATGTGCGAGAAAACCCGGGATGCTGGGGTAAGTTGGTGCTGCGTTTGTTTTGCCGTCCACAAATGGCTCTTTCGCAATAGCGTTGCTATTGGGTTTGGATCACTCAAAGAAAAGGATGTAGATTGCCCCGGTAATCCAAAAGCATTGCTTGAAAAAGTACGCTGGATATTACGATACTTACCGCCTTGGATGCTACCTTTAAGATATGATGAAAGAAAACATGCGACCTATCTAAAAATCAGGAATCCTGAAAATGATGCAACAATTGTTGGTGAAGGTGGCGCAAATATCGGTCGCGGTGGCCGTACTTCTATTTATTTCAAAGACGAATCTGCTCACTATCAGCAAGCTGAATCCATCGAAGCTGCATTATCAGCAAACTCAGATGTTAAAATAGATGTTTCATCTGTTAATGGTATGGGTAATCCATTCCATCGTAAGCGCACCTCCTTCCCAGAAGAACAAATATTTATCTTTGATTGGACACAAGATCCTCGTAAAAGCCGGGAATGGTTTGAGGCCGAGAAACGCAAATTCGAAGCATCCGGCTTATTGTGGATATTCGCACAAGAATATGAGCGGGATTATGGTGCTTCCGTATCCGGTTTATTTATCCCTCATGCTTGGGTTATGGCAGCGGTTGAATATGAATCATCAGGCGATACTGGAAGGCGCAGAGCAGCATTGGATATCGCTGATGAAGACGGTGAAGATACCAATGCTTATGGTGTAGTTGAGGGTATTAAGTTATTAGATGATAGTATCCAGGAGTGGAATGGTCAGGATGTTATTTATACTGCCCATACCGCTTTGCTTAACTGTATGGAATACAATGTTCATGAGTTTGCATTTGACCGGATAGGGGTTGGTGCTGGTGTTCATGCTGAAATGAAACGTAAAAATGAAGAAAAGGAACTTAACTTTTTGGTAGAAGGCTTTGTTGCTGGAGCTACTGCTTATCAAGATAATGCTTATTATGAAGATACCGAATATCTAAATAGTGAACTATTTGATGATTGTAAAGCGCAAGCTTGGTGGGCATTACGTAGAAGATGTGAAAAAACTTATAAACATGTTCGCGGTGAAGCTGAATATGAAGAGCATGAGCTTATTGATCTTCCAAATAATCAAAAGCTTATAGAAGAATTATGTCGACCTAAACGGATGCCCGGTGTTAAAGGATTAATTAAAGTAGAAGATAAAAAATCTATGCGAGCAAGAGGACTTAGTTCCCCGAACCTTGCAGATATGGTTGCGATGCTTTATGCTCCTATTACCTTCGAAGAAGAATTGAGGCTTGGCTGTGACTAATAAAGATACCTATTTTGCCCGCAAAACATTCGAGCATTTTATATTATTCAGTTTACTTGCATTTGTATATATCCCTTGGATATTCAAGCATGTTGAACCTAATCAGGGAATTTTAGCCAATATCCTTTTGGGACTTTCTATTTCCCTATGGGTAGTGTTCTTGACCATGATTCGGCTTTCTTCTACTGCTTGTAAAATCCTAATGATCCAAGAAAGTCACCGGACTGATTTACAAAAGATCATGTTTGAGGGTTATTATATTTTGGATAAAGTAAATATTATCCTTCATATAACATTCTCGGTATTTTTGGTTGTCTGCTTAATGGTGGCCTAATGTTTCCACAAGAAATAGAGTCTAAAGGTTATCCTGACGGCGGTTGCAGTGGCCCCGGTGATTTTGGCTTCACTTCATACGAATCATTGGTTGGGTTCGGCTTTGCAGATTATCTATACCAAGGTGGCAATTATGATCTTGCTGCTTATCAAGCTATTAAAATTTACTCTAACTGTTTCCCTTTAGGTGGGGCAATAGATTTACGTGCCTCCGGGTTTTCTGATATTATTCCCCGGGTTTATGATAAACAAAGTGAGCGTTTTATTAATGACCATGCGGTATTGGAATTATTAGAAAACCCTAATCCATTTACGTCATCAAAGGATTTTAAAATCCGTATGGCGTCTTATTTGGATATTACTGGGAATAGTTTTTTAAGAGCCCATGCTTTAGATTCTACTAGGCAACCCACTGAAATTTATTCAGTGCCTCCTCAGCAGTTATCTATAACGCCATCTACTCGGTCAGATTCCGTTGGGCAAGCCGGTATCTACCATGTTTCTGATCCATATACTCCACAAGAGAAATTTGTATTACCTTCTGGCTTAATTGGTAGAGGCCGCGCTCGTTATTTTAATGATAATGGTATGCGCGAATTGTGGCAGATAAAATCATTTAACCCTTATGGCGATGGCAATCATTTGTTCGGCATTAGCCCAGCACGAGTAATTTTTTCCGAAATTAACCAATATATCCAAGCTAATAGCGCTAACCTGAGCGCTTTAAAAAATGATATGAATCCAAGTGGTATTTTACATTCAATAAGTAAGGATAAAGGGCTTACCACTACCCAATGGGAACGGATGAAAGAAGTTGCTAGTGAATATACTAAATCTGTTAATAATCGCCGAGTTTTAACTGGTGACGGGTTTACGTTTACCCCTATTCGCATGAATAACCGCGATATGGAGTTTCGAGACTTATTACGTGATTTATACATGCGTGTTCAATTACGTTACGGTATCCCGTTAGCTTTGACCAACCCAGAATCTATGACATATAATAACCAAGCAACTGCTCGTTATTCATTATATCATGATTCTATTATCCCTCTAGCGAATAGATTATATTCAGAATTAACTGCCTTTTTGATGCCGCGATATGGTCGTAATAGCCGTAATTTAATTATTACATTTAATCGCAGGGAAATCCCTGAATTGCGATTGGCATTCTTGGAAGAAGGTAGAACCTTGAAAGATATTGGAGTCAATACTCCTAATGAAATTCGTCGATCGTTGGGTGATCAGGAAATTGATGATCCCCAAGCTAATGAAATGATTGTCACCCCTCAACGTAACATGCAAAATCAAACAACCTCAGAATAGCCTCATATTCTAATTTTCATTGTTCCCTTAGACCCTCTTAATTCAATAGTAAATTTTGATACCCAAATGACAGTTAAAGATTCTGCTAATAATATTATTAACGTAGGATCTGATGTAATATTAATTAAACCGAATTTAACAAGATGCAGATTACAAGCCGCAAATGATAATACGCTGTCTTGTGTTGCAGTACCTTAAAGGATCTAATTATAATTAGAGACATAGATGTTCTCTAATTATAATTAATAGTGTTCAAGATCTTCATTTTACCCAATTGAGGTTATCCAATGGAATCCTTTGATCCAGAATCAATTATGAACATTCTTGCCACTGGTTTACTTTTCTTAGCGGCTATTTCTGGTGCATTAGCACAACTGTTCGCAGTTATCAAACCAAGCTGGGCAGACGAGGCTCAAGCTTTTGGTCGTTTTTTCCAAGCCTTAGCCGGTAACTACGGTAAGGCAAAAAATGAAAAACAAGACGGATTTATGAATATTAAATTACTTCCAATTTTAGCTTTATTTGGGTTAATTGGGCTTAGCGTTTTGCATGGGTGCGCAACAGTTCCGGAAACGCCACGTCAAGCGGTAGCCGCTAGCTATATTTCCATAGAGCTATTAGCGGATAATATTGACCAAACCGCAGATGTCGGCCTTATTTCTAAGCAAACTGAAAACCGGCTTTTAGATAAATTGCAACAAGCTTTAGACCAAATTAATCAAGCGGAATCTATTTTAATTCTTGGCGGTGATATTATGAAAGCCGAATCCTATTTGGATAATGCTCAAACTATTATTGATAGTTTAAATGCATATATTATCGCAGAACAGGAGAAACAGAAATGAGCACTGGTTTAGAAATTGCCGCAACCACTGTTACAGGGTTGAATATGCTTTTAACCACCATGGAAGCTTCTCAACGTTTTCGTAAAATCGTAGCAACCGCGATTGAGGAAAATCGTGATTTATCAAATAGCGAACTCGCCGAATTACGAGAGTCTGCTCAAAATGCAATTGATGAGGCCAGAAATGATTGAAGCGGAATTAAAATCTGCAATTGCCGGCCGAATTTACGGTTGGGTTCGGGATTCAAGTAAGAATATTAAAATTGGCGGTCTTACTGAAGAAGAACGTCAGAAAACGTTAGATGCGATTCCACAATGGGCTTGGGATCAATTAACCGCATTTGATCAAAAATATATCATCGATACTTATGGAGCGCCTAGTTATGCCAACTCTTCCCGATAACACCCGCAATGCTGCAATCAATGCAATGGTTGACTTAGTCGATCAGGGAACCACTAACCCATCTGGCCAACTTGTTGTGGAAACTGCTGGAGCTGCTGAAATTGCAACTTGCGCCATGTCAAACCCTGCATTTGGTGATGGAGCTTCAGGAACTGCTACCGCGGCTGCAATTACACCTGATACCAACGCTAATGCAGGTACCATTGGTAACGTTGCGATGCAAGATCGAGACGGAAATGATGTTATGGAATTTACTGTAGGTACATCAGGGGCTGATATTAATTTTTCATCTTTAACTGTTAATTCTGGGGACACTGTAAGCTTCACTTCCTTGACAATTACTCAACCTGCTTAATAGGTGTTCAGTGGCTAAGGACCTTTTGGCATTTAATCCAACCCGATTGTATAATATTATTGGGGGTGGATTTAGCACAAAAATTCAACAACAAGTTGAAAGGCAATTACCGCCGGGATTTTTTACACCTGCAAAAAATCCTATGAGGTTGGTTCATCCAAGGCCAGACAGGGAATAACGCTGTGGCAAAAACATTACTAGCACTGGCTATATCACAACTATACAGTAATGGTTCTGGTGGGTTGATTAGTATTTCCCCTGACCCTGGCGGCGAGATTATATCGATTACAGGTGCGGTGTATGGCACAAAATCTGGCACCGCGTATTACGACGATTTTGAGAGTCGTGATGTTGGTCCAACTGGTAGTAGCGTAGGGGGCATTACTGTTAGTTACTCCCCCGGCGTATCAGTAACGACAGCTGATAGCTACAGCGGGTCTAGATGCGTTGCTGCGGATTATGCTGCAAATGATTTTCCAAAATTATACTACCCTCTATCCGGGCCACAGCGTGTATACATGAGTTGCATGTACAAAATAACCGGGTCAGTGCCGGGCGTGACTGTGTGGAAAATGGCCCGGATTGGCGCGGGTGTTGAATATAGTGGTGTCCCCCGAGCTGGGAGTTCGTACACTGGTTCTGGATCAAATATACCTCAATCGTTTGGCGGCGAGATTGTAAACAGCAACGGTATCACAAGCTACGCAGCTGACAACATGGGAGTCTCCCCTGGGTTGGCATATGCACATGATGAATGGCTGTTTTATGAAATCGAGTTTGACGCCGGCAGCATCGGCAATAGTGATGCGGTATTTATAGAGCGCGTATCTAATCTACAAACAGTAGTCTGGGAAAACCGACCATACCTAACACCCGCCACTCCGAATTTGCCAACGTGGCTATTAACTCCGCTGAACGGGTTAGATAATTCACCGCCAACAGTGTGCCTGATGGACGAATTCTACATCGACGAGAGTCGCGCACGAGTAATCATGACTGATGCAAACGATTACGCATCGTCACAGATATTTGCGATGCAACATATTACACAGTGGAGCAGCTCATCTATCTCAATACGTAAAAATGCTGTCGGATTCCTTCAAGGGCAGCAGGCATATCTGCACGTATTTAATGACGTCGGTCAGCACATACAAACAGTAGAAATAACGGTGTAACAGCATGGCTCAAATTACTAACACTCCTAGCGGTGTTGCAGTCACAACAGCGTGGAACGGATCATCATTTGACACAACATTATCCCACGGCGTAGTTCAGGGTGATCAATTACTGACAATTATAATTGCATCACAATGGATAGATGCTCCAGCTGTCACAATTGACGGAGCGGCAGTGACCCCATCTGACACACTCAATGACGGCAATGGATCATCACTGCATGTATACGAGGTGCTATCACCCGCAGTAGGGGCAAGGTCGCTTAACATTAACACCGGCGGAATTGAACGCCCACTCGCTGTAATTGTCTACAATGTTGCTGAAATTGACATTAGTGCACATCGTCTGCCGGGGGCATCAATCAGTACATTATCAGGCTCCACTGCGTCGGCTACATTCTCAGCATCAACAAACGATTTGTTGATCGATGCAATAGTACATCAGGACACGTCAGTGTCCTCAGCAAATGCCGGCCAGACACTACATATGGATGATGTTGTTGCAGGGTCGACAGGGTATGTCGCATCGTCATCATCTCGCGCAATTACGTCTACATCCGGCACAGAAACAATTGGTTGGAGTTTGGATGTTCCGGCGGCTGGCATATATTTCGCAGTTGGTTATAAATCAGCCGTTGCAGCACCAGCAACCCTATCAGCCCCAACATCAACTAACGTAACCCTCTCAACAGTTACTGTTGGTGCAAGTACAGACCAAACATCAGGTGTTGGTACTAACACGGGTTATGTTGTTTTTGATGTAACAGCTAATATGTCGGGCATTGGCTCTGCACAAATAATTGCGGGTGACAATGCTAATGATGTGGCAGCCGTGGGTTCCAATAACATTACAATATCAGCCAGCCCGTTTACGGACGCCTTTACAGGGCTAAGCCTGACAGCTGGTACAGAATATACTTATGCCTGGGTGCAAACAAATGACAATGGCACAAGTAATGTGCTGACTGGTACATTTACAACGCCTGCTGCAAACCCAATGATTCGCTTGAATCTTGTTGATAAATCAGGATCTGCGGTAGCCAGCGAGACCGGTATAACAGCGGTGGTATCAACGAGTGCCAATCTGTCCACCCCGATTGTTGATGTTACAAATGAGGAGACTGACGCTAGCGGGGTCATTGAGATACCCAATGGCAGCCTCACAGTCGGTGACACATATCATTTACGGTTATTTAAGGCGGGCGTTGATATCGAAAATGATATTGCGCAAACTGGCCGTGTGAAAGCCGTTGATGGTAACGACTCTAACGCTAGATCGGATGTGAACTAATGGCATGGATATTAGACAATCCAAGATTTACTACCGGCGGCTGGATACTCGATAACCCGATATTCAGCGGTGCTGTGCTGTCTATCGTCAGTGTTAATGCAGGCGCTGATATTGCCGATGGCTCAACTGGCGTATTAATCCAGTGGTCAGGTGATGCATCAGCTACAACCGGCGTCACAATTAATGGCGTATCTCAGGCTAACTACCAGGTCAATGTCGGTGGCGATAATACTGTTACATCATTTGATTTTGTGTGGCCAGAGGCTGCAGGCAGTTTTTACGGCACAGACCTGACTCTATCTGTTGATAGTACATATAGCACAAACGTCCAGATTATCCCTGCAGCTGGTAGAGATTACGTAACTTTATCAGGTTACACTCCCTCTTCTGGTGAAACTGTAATATCTATCCCGGGGGCTGAAGACGGTGATCAGATTGAGTATGACACTACCGACAGCAACGGCAATACAGTAAGGGTTAATGCCGATGGTTCTGTAGAGTATGTCGATAATGGTTCTGGTGGCCCGGTAACAAACCCAGGAACATTCCAGGCGCGATTGATTGACCCTGATGACGGCACCCGGTCTGTGTTTGTTACAGTATCACCTCCAGCTGGCCCTAGCGGAGATGGAACAGTAACTCTACATGCAGTTTCTGCTAGCGGTTCCGCAAATGTCCAGCGGCAAACCCGCATAGGTTCTGGCACCCCTGTGGTTAATTCAGTAACTGTAAATGGTTCATCGGTTATCCAAGCTGCACCTCAAGTGGTTCTCGATAACCTTCAAATCATTAGTTTAACCCAGTCTGGAATCCAATTTTCTGTCGATACTAGTAGCTTTTCAGGTAGATTGTCTACAATTATAGATACTACAAATAGAGTTTCCGGACCCCCAATAGTTACCGCTGAACAAATTTTCAATGGGGAAAATAATCAAGGGAATTTAGCATATGAATTTGCATCCATAGATCCAATTACACAAACTACCAATCAATTTAATCATAGTGTTTTTATTGAACCTGGAATCCAATATCAGGTTGCAGTTGTTCAAAACAGCGTTGCGGGTACCCAATTTGACCAGCAACTAAGCAATCTTTTAATCTTCAATGTCTTTATTCCGGAATCCACAGATGGATCAGGTTCACCGATTTTATCGCCGGTTACCGCATCTGGTTCTGCAAATATCCAGGGTCAAACTCAGGTAGCAGTTGGTAATGCGATATTAAGTGGAGTTGTTGCACTTGGTTCTGCGAACGTCCAGCGACAAACTCGCGTGGCAGTTGGTAATGCTATATTAAATGGGATTACTGCTAATGGGTTGGGTGAAAATTTTAACGTAATTGTCGCAGCTGGAAGCGCAAATCTTAATGGAGTAATAGCATCCGGTAATTGGGTTATTAATCGATTAATTGAAGCGGCTGGAACTGTTGGGTTAAATAATATCATCGTTAATGGTCAATCTTTAGTTAGTCAATTAATCACTGCATTAGGTAATGTTACTTTAACAAACGTGCAGGCTGATGGATTAGCCATTGGCACCGGTAATCGCCCAATATATCGAATTATTACTACCAATAATTTAGCAGTTAATGAATTTAATATTATAAGTAATATTAGCGCCTTTTCTATGGAGCCACTGAAAATTGTATTCCCAGTTTATTCCATAGATGCTACCATGTGGCAAACCGCAGAACTTTTGTTAATTCCAAAGTTATGTAATCCTAATCCACAGGTAACTATACCTTCCAGTTCAATATTTTTTATGATTAATGAAGATTCTATTGAAATTATTTTGGAAGAACCTGAGGTTGATTTATCTACTTTGATTGGTAAATATACTTTAAAATTAAGAATGTTTGATGCATTTGGTAATAGACTAACTTTAGCGCAAGGCCAAATTGAATTTTTTGAATAATGGGTATAAAGTTTAATTAGATCCTGTTAAATAGATACTAATTTTCTTGACGCCTATAATTGAAGAAATTGTAATGGTGGTGACAATGGTAACAGAGATTCAACATAAACTGAACAATGAGCATTTCGAAGCTAAACAGCAAATTGATCGAAATGGTGTCCCTGTTGGTATTGTTGAAGGTTATATTGCTACTTTTGATCGCGATCGAACTTTAGATAAATTCGATCCAAATGCATTTAATGAATCCATTAAAAGATATCGTAGGCGTAAACGTAATATCAACCTTAAAGATATGCATGGCCGCACTATTGGCCAATTTCCTATAAATCAAATTAAGGTAGATGAAAAAGGTCTATTTGGTGTAGGTGAAATTAATCTTGAACTTCAACAAGGCCAAGAAGCTTATTCTTTAGCTCGCCAAGGGGTTTATAGCAATTTTAGTATAGGGTTTAGAACCCTTGAAGCAAAATTCGTACAATTGGGCGATAATCTTGGTAGAGATATTGACGTTGCCGAAATTGTGGAAGGTAGTTTAGTTGATGATCCTGCAAATTTTGATGCTGAGGTTACTGAAGTGAAAAAATTCACTATGGATGATGTGCATGAGCACAAATCGTTAAAAGACATTGAGCAAACTCTAAGTGTTGCAGGGTTTAGCGAAAAGGCTAGTAAAACTATTATTAGTCAAATAAAGCAATTTTCTACCGCCGATGATGGCGGTGAGGAAAAGGGTAGTCCTACCGATGATGGTAAAGACACTCCTAACCAGAGTGATTCTGGTTTAACCGCCGAACATAAGTCAATGCTTGGCACAATAAACAATGATTTAACAGATTTTATCTCTGGTTTAACTAATAAGTAAGGAGAATAGCATGAGTGGTGGTGCTCCAATCGATAGCGAGTTCAAAGATCTGAATAACGGTATCGCAGAAATCAAAAATTTGGTTCAAAACTTTCAAACTGAAAATGACAAAAAGCTGGATGACATTGATAAAAAGGGTTATGTTACCGGTGATGTAATGCAAAAGCTGGAACAACGGATTGAAGATATTGATAAAAAATCCGCTGACCTGGAAGCAATTGTTGCGCGTCAAACAGCTCATTCTAAGCAGAATGAAAACGAAGAAAAACGGATGGAAGCTGCAAACATCATTCGTAAATCATTTGGCAAAAAGCCATATGAAACATTTGATGAATTCAAGCATTATATGGAAGCAGCTGATGCATTCCTTCGTTCCGGTGGTCGAATGGAAGTATTAAGCGATGATCAGAAAAAGTCGCTTAATGAAGGTTTTGATAGCGATGGCGGTTACTGGGTTATGCCAGAAATGTCGGCCACCATGATTCAAAAGGAATTCGAAACCAGTCCATTTGAAGAACTGGCAAACATTGAAACCATCGGCACCAACCGTTATGTTTACATGGTTGATTTTGATGAGTTTGATGCAGCATACATCCAAGAGCTGAAACAACATACTAATACTGATACCGCTAAAATCGGTAAACTTAGTATTGATGTGTTCAAGCAGTATGCACGTGTTGTTGCATCAACTGAAATGCTGGAAGACGCAACATTTGACATTACTGGATGGTTGACTCGTAAAATTGCTAACAAAATGCAACGTAACAGCAACCGAAACTATATCCTGGGTGATGGTAAAGGTGTTGAATCCGGTATTTTGGCGGCTCCTACCCCTGCATCAGGCGCTGGTGTATTCGGTGAAGTTGAACGTGTTACTACCGGTACTGCTGGTTCAATGAACTATGATGATTTCTTGGCAATGTTTGCTCAATTAAAAGAAGTTTATCATGGTAATGCATCAGTATTGATGTCGCGTCAAGTATTTTTCCGTAATGTAATGACCTTGAAAAGTACTGATGGCAATTACATCGTTAACTTCTTCGAACGTCATCAATCACCAAACATGAACATTCTGGGTTACCCGGTACGATTCATGCAGGATATGCCTACTGCAATTGCTGCTAATACCCAGGCGGTAGCATTTGGCGATTTCCGTCAAGCATACACTGTTGTTCGCCGCCGTGGCATGAGCGTGTTGCGTGATGTATATACTGTGGATGAAGCGGTAGTATTTAAAGCCTCTCGCCGTAATGGCGGTGGTATTACCAATTCTGAAGCTTACAAGATCATGCAAATCGCCGCATAATTTTACGGGGGTTTTATACCCCCTTCATTTATTGAAAGGAGAGTAAAAATGGTTGCTCACGCTTATGCCGAAAATGTTTTCCACAAAATTGGCTTGATTGCAACAATCACAACCGGTGCCGGTGTTCAGAACGGTGCTTCGTTTGATTCTATACTTGGGCGCGCTAATTGCGCCGTTGTTGCTGTAGGTACTTCCGGTGATGGTGCTGGGGTAGATATTACCTTCAAGCTCCAAGAATCGGATGATCAATCCACCTGGTCTGATGTTGCTAACCCGGCAGATACTACTACCTATTTGCCCGATGTGCAATGGTATAACCAAACCAATGAAGAAGTAATCGACACGGTTGATTTGACTGTTGATGCAGCAGATGAAGATGATTCAATTTATCTTGCTGAATACAAAGGCGATATGCGTTACTTCCGAGTAGTTGCTACGCCTGCAGCAGGTAATACCAACGGTACACCGGTGGCAATTGTGCAAGGTACTACCGCATTAAATGTTCAGCCAAATATTGTACCTATTGGTGATAATGCATAAGGAGTAATTTTTAATGAAACTTATTGCAACACAAACCACCTCAATTGATATTACTGGGCTTGATAGCATCATTCATATCAAAGAAGGTGAAATTTATGATATTCCCGATTCAAGCGCAAAACTATGGATCACTAAGGGGTATTTTAAACAACCTGCTCAGAAGAAACCTGGTCCTGTTAAAAAGGAACAGCCTCAGCCATAACGTAAGGAAACAGTGATGATTAATCGTCCTGGTTGTAATTTTCGTTATGTGAAAGGGTCACGTGTTAATTCCAGTGACCCTTTTTGCACTCATATTAATCTTATTAAATCCATTTTAAAGGTAAGCGATCTTTACCTTGAAATGAACGAATCTCAATTAAGCCTTGAATTTGAAGCTATTATTGATACATTCGAACAATACACACATCGCATTTTATTGCACCGTAATTTTCAATTAATTATGGATCAATTCCCAGGATCATACCCAGGATATGAACTTCATCGTGGTCCAATCCAATCAATAACTTCAATTACTTATATTCAAGATCAAGCAACTGAAACTTTGGATTCGAATGACTATCAATTATACCGCAACCGGGACTTTGGAAGAATTACTCCAACTTTAAATTCATCTTTCCCTATTGTGGACACAATCCCAGATGCGGTAACAACAAATTTCGTAGCTGGTATAGCAGAAACTCCAGCAGAGATCCCATCTGATATCTTATTGGGTTTAATGGATCAATTATTGTATACATCTGAAACAGGCGGCGTATGTTCTCCTAATGGGGATTGGTCAAAAAGATTTGCTGATTTAATCATGGAACAAAAAGTGATTTTACCATAATGGCTACTTGCGATTACAGAACCAATCAAATCCGAAAATTATGTGTCGGTGATTTAGATCGGATCATTACTATTGTTGAAAGAAGTATTCGTGGGTCAATGAATAAAAATGCCCGTCATGATATACAATATATAGATGATGTATATTGTATGATTAGATCCACCCGTGGCGTAACCGTATTGGATGGCCAAAATACTCAAAGGAATGTCACCCATAGCATAGGTATTAGGTTTGTCCCGGGATTATCTACTAAACATAGTTTTATATTTGATAATTATGTTTATGAAATAGTAAACATTGAAAACCTGGATGAAAGAAGCGAATTTTTAGTTTGTGATTGCATTAAAACAGGAACTGAGCAACTGCGTGAATCCTATGTTTAAAATTAAACATGATCCAGGTAACCAAAAAGCACTTTATACATTAAAGAATCAAAAAAGCGGTGTGAAAACTGGTATTAATGTTGGTTTTAAAACAGCAGGCCGACAATTGGTTAGGCGGGCTGGCCGACAAATGCTTGCACGGGATAAAACTGGACGGCTATATCGCATTGATATTAATGGCCAAACTATTTCCCATAGAGCCTCCCGTCCGGGGCAATCCCTTGCTAACTTAACCGGCAATGCCCGCAGAAGCCTAGGAAGCGAAACTCGTGGTGGGATACAAATGGAGTTTGGTGCTAGGCAAGGATATGAAGGGGCTGATTATTTTGCAGATTGGGAATCTGAGACCACCCCTCAAAGAATTAGACGTAGAACTTTAGAAAGAGCGGTAAAAGCAGAACAGGGAAATACTCAGACTATTTTAACTACCGCAATTAAATCGAAATTATTACGGGTTCCGGTACGATGAAAACTTCTGATGTTGTATCTCAATTAATGGCATCATTACCTTTTTATACTGATTATTTTCATGATAATTTATCAATACAATCTTTAATAGTATTTAATAATATTATCAGAGCAAAAACTTCAACCGCCCATAACTTACAAACCGGGGATACTGTTGCTATTTATAATGCGAAAGTTCGTAATCCAATAACCCAAATAACCCCAATATCAAACACTACAAAAGCAGAGCTGATCACAGAAAATGATAATGATTTGACTTTTGGTGTGCGAGGGTTTGAACAGGTAAACATTGATATTAATGGTGAATTACATTCTTTCCCATTAGTAGCGGTAATGAACAGATGTACATTTGTTATAGATTTTGAAGGGCCGATTCCTGCTGGGGATTTTTTATTAATTGAAAGATTAAATAAGGGTTTTAACGGATTCCATCAAATTACCGTACAAGATCAATTTACCTTTACTTATCCTATTCAAGGGATTGCTTATGGGGAAGCTTACCAAGAACCTATAACAGCCACTTCCAACCTTAGGGTAGCCGGAGAAATAAGTATTGATCGTGTTCTTGATTTTTATGAAAGAGAAACAGAACAGGATAAATTTTGGTGTTTTGCAGTAATCGGTGATGATACTACTTCTAAGAGTAGAAGGACTTTGTCCGATAATCAGGATATTGATGCTGCTGGCCATCAAATAATGCAGCAGCTGATTGAACCATTTTCTATTGTGGTCATAGCACCAGTAAAAACATTATTAGAGATCAATGGCACTCTGACTATTTGCGACATTAAAGATGAAATGATATCCACAATTAGGACTGCCCTGTTTAAATCTTTGCTTGGTGTCCCTTTCCCGGCTGGGATCACCGGGGATAATCAATTCTCAACAGTATATGTTAATTCATTTGCTGCTTTAGAATCATCGGTTAATTATGCCCACCAATTCAATTTCCAAATCCCAATTACATACATTACAAATAATGATAAAGGGGTTCACCAGGATCACGTTGCCTTCCGTGAGATCACATTACAGCAACGCTATAATTTAGGCAATGGTCAACGTATTATCAAAGTAAATTTAGACGACGTGCCGAAATAGAGGGTTCAAAATGCCAACTCAAATCAATCAGCCTCGGGTGACTACTACGTTGTCTACTCGAATTAGACAGGTTGCTAATTCCAATCATAATGTATTAGTAGTTTGCCCATTTGATGATTCAATTGCAGATTCTTCAATTACGCAAGGTGCGGTAATTGAAAATATGACTAAAGCCCAAGCGGACTTGTTTGGGGATAATTCATTTATGCAATTATTTTTCGATACTTTTCGTGAAATTAATCCAGCTACTGCCATTGATGTTATCCCAATGGATGTTTCAGATGGAACTGAAGCAACTGCAACTATTACTGTAACCACTACTGCAACATCAAATGGGACGTTGGTTATTGCAATAGGCGATTCAAGTAAAAGAATTACAGTCCCCTTTACTTCAGGGGATACCCCAGCTCAAATTGCCCAATTAATCAAAGATGCAATCAATGCAAGATCGGATCTAATTGCAACTGGTGGAACAATTACGGATAATACCACCAATGCGGTTTTGGAATTAAATGCTGTTGAAAAAGGGATTCATTATTCTACTGCCCCGCTTCAAATAGTTAGCGCATCTGCCGCGGTAGGCACCACTTTCAGCATTACCGTTTTCGCTAGTGGGTCAGATGGATCTGTAGATTTGACCTTGGTTGGCGGTTTTATACCGGTTAAGCGATATCAAACCATTGTCTATTCATTTCCAGGGTCAGTTTCTAACATTCAAAGTATTCAACAAGTAGTTGACCCAAGATTTAACAATCCAAATGAAATTCTGGATGGCGTTGCTTTATTCTTTATTCAAGGCAATGCTACATCAATAACCACAATTTTGAATCAATTTAATTCACCTTCATTAATTGCACTATCTGAAAAATTAATAAACAACAATAGTCCTAATTACAAAGGTCCATCCATTCCTACTTTATATGGCAATAAGCTTGCTGTTTTCGCAGCTATCCGTTCATTACGGTTAACCGATGGCGCATCAATTAGCGAATTTGTTTTGGGCGGTGGCGTAATAGATCGATTAGGGGGTATGGGCCAAGCTTCCCGGCCATATTTTAACACCCCTTTGACTTCATATCTTCCACGGCCTATCCCATTGGTAGGGTTTACGTTCCAAGAAGTTGAAGATATATTAGCATCAGGTGGATTTGTAATTGGCGCGAACCCACCTGAAACCGAAGTTCTATTAGGTGAGGTACCTACTACCTATAAAACGGATGTTGCCGGAAACCCAGATCCGACCTTTCATTTTTTAAATTCGGTAGATACGTCTTCTGCGATCCGCGAATATTATCATAATAATTTGCGAGCGCGTTTTTCACAAACCCGTCTTACTAATGGCGATATAATTGATGGTTATAATATGGCCAATGCATTAACCATTGGTAACTATTTAACGCAATTACGCACAGACCTTGCTAATGTCGTTCTTGTATCTGCAGGCGAAGACGCCTTGACCAGATTCAAAAATGAATTACAAATTTCCATTGATACTGTTAACGGTCGAGCTACTATTTCAATGGTTGAAACAATTGTTGTTCAATTGCGTGAAATTATCACCAATATTGAAATTTCTTTATAAGGTAAATTCATATGCCCGGTTCAGTAGCATTAGCTAATCCAGTTTTAGAAATCAATAATGAAGTTATTGATTATGTCCCAAATACTTTAAAATTCAAAGAAGGGTTTGGTGAAACCAATGTTCGTGCTGCTGCTATTGGCGGTGGCCAGGTCCGATCCATTTACACTGAGGATATTGAAACTAAATTCGGCGAAGTCATGGTTGAACTTTATCCAACACCTCAGAATATTGAAATTATCCGTCAATGGAAAACCAATGGTAATCAGAACGTGATCTCGGTGTATGGTACTGCGGGTGGTGCTAACCTGCAACGCGTATTCCCTCAAGCTTCATTGACTGAAAATTATGAAGTTCATTTGGGCGCGGATACTACCATTCCTTTGACCTTTAAAACTGGACAAGCATCATAATGGCTAATTCAACTACTGTAGAAATCATTTTATCAGAATCGATTGATTATGCTCATAAAGGTAATCAAGTAAACTCTGAAATTTTAACTTTATGTGCGCCAAACAGCACTAGTAAACATGTTATTGCTGGTCGTACAGTAAAACAAATGTTTATGCGAGCATTGCGTTCATTAAGCGGCCAATCTTCAGGTTCCGACCAAGATACTTCAGCTGCTATGAACCCAACTCCAGAAGAAGTAATGACCATGGTTTACATGTCTGATGTGGATATTAATATGTTTATGTCTGCTGTGGATAATTTGCTTACCAATGGGTGTGCTCTCATTGGCGGAGAAGAACCTGTAACCAGCGACATGTTGAATAAAATGGAAAATGATCGGGATAAAATTGTTGGGACTTTTTTGACAAATTTTCTCGTTGGCTCGTTCTTGAAGGCGATGAACGAGAATGGCTAAGTGCTCGGGTTCGGTTATGTCGATTCTTTAATGGAGGAATCACATTAACCGAGCTTGAACAAATGCCTAACAATAAATTTCTTCAGGTCCGAGCCGAAGCACAATTAATAGCCGCAGAAGAAAAGAAAGCTACAAATCGGAGACCTTAGATGGCGTTCACAGTTAGTTATATATTTGAAGCTGTTGACCGCTATACTAAGGTCGCTGATAAAATAATCAAGAAAAATAAGCAAGTCGAAGCTTCATTAACCAGTGTCAATAAAATCACTGCTGCTGGTACAAAAGCAATCAATGAGCACGCTAACTCTATTAAACGCAATTTAAATCCCGCATTAGATGTTGCGGTAGCACGAAGCAATAAATTTGTGCGAAATATGAATAGAGTTACTTCTTCTACCCGAGCCGCAAAAAATCAACAAGCCTCATTCATGCAAAGAACAGCTAAAGCTGGATCCGGTATACAAAGTGCCGGGGAATCTGCTTTCTTTCGCTATACTGTTCCTGGTGCAATAGCGGCTGGATATGCGGTAACCCAATACGGCAATATTGAGCAGTTAAATGTCGCTTTTGAGACTATGCTTAGTAATGTCCAACTAGGCAGAAAATTAGTCAATGATTTGATAGAATTTGCAGCAACTACCCCATTCGAATTACCTGAATTAGGTAGAGCAACCAAGATCCTTTTATCCTTTGGTGCAGCAACCGGTAAGGAAGTTATTCCTATGCTGAGGCAACTAGGGGATATAGCTGCTGGCACCGGTGGCGATGTCCAAGGTCTTGCTCGAGCTTTCGGTCAAGTCAAAGCTAAAGAACGTCTGCAAATGGAAGAAGTATTACAATTCGCAGATCGAGGTGTACCAATCCTAGCCGCACTAGCAGACTTAACTGATAATAAGATGTCTAAATTAGACATTATGAAATTAATCAGTCAAGGTGCAATTAGTTTTGAAGCTGTTGCACTAGCTATTAAGAAAATGACAATGGAAGGCGGCAAGTTTCACCGCTTAATGGAAAAACAAGCATTAACCATTAACGGTTTATTATCTACTATGCGGGATAGATTCCGACTTGTTTCGGCAGAAATCGGTATGATAATTGTGGAAACTGCTGGTGGTAAAGAAATGGTTAAATCTCTTAATAGCTGGTTACAAGGATTGACCGGTACCATCAATAAATTTGCAACTGAAAATCCTAAGATTGCAAAATTTTTAGCTATTGTAACATTATTGACATTATTAATTGCCCCATTAGTAATAGGTTTCGGTGCCATCCTTGCTATTATTGCTGTCGTAGGCGGTGCAGCTGGATTCGCATTTAGTATTATAGCAGTTGCGGTAGCAGCAATAATCGCTGGGTTTGCCATTGCGTATACTTGGGGAGAAGATATCCTTGCTCAATGGGATAAGATTACCGCTAAATTAGATTACATTCATGATCGCATGGCAAGGGGGGCTGATAGAGTAGCTGGTTGGTTTGATTTCGGCGGTGATTCGCAAAGCGCTGGGCCAGATAGTAAAAACACCCCTGCAAGTAGCGCAATAGCTTTAGGTAACGGTAGTGTAGAAATTGAATTTGTTAATAGCCCTGCTGAACTAGGTGTTAAAATGGCTTCGGATGGTTTGTTTACTTTAAGTGGTGGCCAGAACATAGGCGCTACTTATGGATCAATTCAAAGGGATTAATTATGGCACTTTTAGATGATTTATTGCCAGCTTCTTTTAGAGAGATCCCATTTTTAGCTACTAATGGTAAAGTTTCTGGTGGCCATAAACAAGTTGTCCACAAATATCCTGGAGCTGATTACCAGTCAATTCAAGATCTCGGGCTAGACCCGGATGTTCATGTAATAACCGCTTGGATTGAATATGATGAGAATTATATTAATCGAAAAAATGCTTTAATTCGTGCAATGAAGCAACGTGGTGATGGGATATTAATTCATCCAACTGAAGGTAGATTAACGGTCCGCCCCCATACTTATACTTACACTGAAGACTACCTAAATGAATTAGGCTTAGCCAAATTCGAATTAACTTTTCGATTAAGCATCGATCAACCTCAGCCTCAGCAAATCCCAAACACTATTGTCGATCAAAGTGCCGCTATTGGTATTGCAAGACAGCGCATTGAAGCAGGGTTAGCAGCAGATCTTGAAATAACTAATACCAGAACGGAAACTACCAATACTTTAATTAATTCAATGTCTGATTTTAATTCCCGGCTTGCCAGCATTAGCCGCACAGGTGATACGGTTACTTCAGAATTAGGAGCATTCACTGGAGAGCTAGCGGAATTTCAATCAAATTTAAATTCCATTGTTTTTATTCCAACTCAATTAGCCAATACAACTTTGGGATTAATGGATCAATTTGATTTACTATTTGATTCTCCTTCATTAAGGCTAAATGCTTTTCAGCGATTATTTGATATTTTCGATGATGTAATGTTTTTAGATATTCCAACTGCATCTATACTTGAGAGCCGGCGTAACATTCAAGGGGCAAGGCTAGCGTTTCAATCTAATGCATTAATCAAAGCTTATGAAAATGCAACACTAATAGAATTCAATGCAATTGAAGAAATTAATTCTACTGCAACATTATTAGATAATCAGTATCGTAAAATCATAGATAAGCTATCACCAAGTGATCAGCTGACTTCCGCAATTGATCAGATCCGTGCAATTACAGAAAATCTATTGGATGAAAGAAGGCTCAATTCATATCAAATTGTGGAAACATCTATTGCCCCAGTAACCTCTTTGGTACTATCATATAGATATTATGATACCATTGAACAAGCTGATGCGTTAGTAGAACTCAACGGTATTATTAATACCGGGTACATGGGTGATAATGTGAGGTTATTCAACTAATGCCTTTACAAGCTGCAATCAATGGGAATATCCTTACAAATTTAAAAGGAGTGTATGCTAAAAGATCCCTTGATGATTTTGCAAACAATTTCCGCATAGTTGCAAGCGGGAATGTTAACGAAATTTATCCTATTCGATCCCAAGATACCTGCGAAGTGTTTGCCAACGGAAGAAAAATTGTCACTGGAATTGTTGAAAAAATTAACGGTGATTCTGATGATAACACTTATCAAATAAATTGCGAAGGAAGATCGCGAACTTCTGCTGTTTATGATAGTACACTATCTGGCAAAATTGAATTAGGATCAAATATAACCCTTGAGCAAGTCATCCAAGAAGTTTTAAAAGAATTATCTTTAAATAATACTATTAGGATAATCAATAATGCCGGGGAAATAGCTCCTTTTGTAGAAGGAGATGTGGTCGCTTCAAAAACTGCAGAGCGAGCATTTAACTTTATTGAATTATATGCCCGGCAAAGGCAAGTCCTACTTATAACTAATCCAGATGGAAATATCGAGTTATTCAGAGGAACCAAAGAAAATACTGTTTCAAAAATCTTTAGAGAAATAAACGGGCAATCTAATAACTCTATTAGATCAAGCATAATGAACGATTCTTCCCAAAGATATAGGAATTACGTTGTTTATTCTCAAGCAGCTATGGCTCAATTTAATTTTGAAGGATTACCGGAAAATCTTCAATTAACTAGCCCAGTAGGTATGTCCACAGATGATGAAATTCTTCCTGGGCGGCAAAGGGTTAGATTAGCTGAGCGTCAAAGCAATGCAGAAGCTTGTTTAGAAAGAGCAATCTGGGAGCGTAATACCGCCATAGCAAAAAGTTTCCGGTATACCGCTTATGTTCCGTATTTCAATGATATATTTGAGATTGGGGATATAATCCCGGTTAAAGATGAATTCTTCGGGATTGAAGCCCAACTAGTTGTTGCTTCAATAGATTATAGGTTTACGTTGGAACAAGGGGATATGCAAGTTATTCAATTTGTGGAAAAGGATGCTTTCACAAATCTTCAGGCTCAAAGAGTCTTTGCAAACAGCCGCTCTAATAGCTATAATCAAAGTTATTTTAATGATCTAGTAGGCGTGGAAGATGGAAACTAGATGCATAGTCACTAATGAATCTGATGATCAACAGGATTTCCCAACAACTCAAGTTGGCACCGTTGGGGATAAAATCCTTGATGATTGCGTTCGTTGGAGTGTTTATGGTGTTAGCTATAATCCGCCTAATGGAACATTAGGAATTTTATCTAATTTAAACGGCTATTCTGATGATCGTGTAGCAACATTTTACAACCCACTTGAACGATTAAAATTAAGCCCCGGTGAAGTAGCTTTTCATAAGCCCGGCGGAGAGCAAAAATTAGAATTTGCTAATGATGGATCTGCTAACTTAATTGCTCAATTGTTGCAAATACTTATTGGCCAAGGTAGTATTGAAATAAATGATTCGGGATGTGTAATAACTTTTGGTGCAAATACTATTACTATCACGGACTCAACTATTGAGATAGTTTCACCTCAATTGACTCATAATGGTGTAAATATTGGCGGAACTCATGTTCACATCTCGTCTGCTCCAGGTAATCCAACTTCGGTGCCGCAATAATGGCTGATTTCGTGGATATTTTATTACGACAAGACTCAGAAGGGGTTTATGATATTAATGTATTAGATTCTGGCGATCTTGAAGGTACCGATGGGTTTGATACTTCAATTATTATGTCAATAGAAACTGATGCGCGTGCTTCAGCTGATGAGGTTTCTTTGCCCCAATTACGTCGAGGATCAGTAACCGATATATTTTACCCTGATGAACAAATTGGTAGTAAAGTTTGGCTAACTGATCAAAGCAGACTAACTCAATCTGTATTAAATGACCGAAAAGATGCCGTTATTAAATCATTAGAATGGATGGTAACACTTGGATATGCCACTAGAATAGAATCTTCACAGGTTCAGTTTATTAATCAACAAGCATTTATCAGTGTTACTATTGTTCGTCCAAACGGTAATGTCCAAACACAATTAATTACTTTGTGGGAGAATACCGCAAATGCCTGAATTTAATATACCAGAAACAGCTGATACAATTCGAACAAAATTACGAACCCGTATTAGCAGAAATCTAAACAAAGCGAATCCATTTATTTTAGTAAGCTTCTTAGGTGCGCTTACAGATGGATTTGCAATTCGATTATTTGAGGCTCATCGATCCCAACGTAGGGTTCTTGATCAAGCATTTATTAGATCAATGAATGAAACGAATTTGCGAGAAAAAGGATCAGAGTATGGTTTGACCCCTACTGAGAGCAAAGGTGCTTCGGGTAACGTTGTCTTTACTGGAACCGT